CAACAAGCACTTCACCAACAGAATCAATTTGACCTTGAGCATTAACAGTAAAGACTGGTATCTGAGTAGTTGAACCATAAGTTCCAGCGGATACACCTGTGTTAGTAATACTTAAAGTATTTGTGGTAGAGTCATAGGATAATCCGGTACCATTTAATCCTGCTTCATCAAGTCCTACATTAAAGTCGGAATCAAAGTTGATTCGTTCATATGATTGAACATCAATACTAAATACACCAGTCGCAGAATCATAAGTTAAGTCGCCACCAGCACTAAAGTATCCACGTATTGATGTAATAGAAGTCGCGTCACCAAGGGCCGAGTCAAATCTATTTCTTGTATAAAAAAGATTTGATCCTTCTACAAGATCAGTTGTTGATTTAGTTGCAAGTCTGATATCAAAATCAGAGTCAGATCTAGCCGTTGTATAGTAAAGGTTAGTTCCTTCAGATACATCTGATGTAGATTTAGTTGCTAACCTTATATCAAAATCAGAATCAGCGCGAGCTGTCGTATAATAAAGATTTGATCCTTCTGGCAATTGTCCAGTATTTGCATCCCCAAGGTCAGAATCAAAATTTGCTTTAGTATAAATCTGCTCGACATCAATGGAAAATTCACCAGTAGATGAGTTATATGTCAAGTCACCACCGGCACTCAGTGCATTGCGAATCTCCGCAATACGGTCAGCTGAATCATGGAACGTAGTATCAAAGGAGTTTCCATCCGCAGTATTAATTGTAAAGACACCAGTTGCGGAATCGTAACTAGTTGATAATATTCCTGCAACAGAAATAGTTCCAATTGAATCAATCTGTCCTTGTGCATTAACAGTAATGACAGGAACTTCAGAAGCAGATCCGTATGTGGCAGCAACTACACCAGTTGCTGTAATAGAAAGAGTATTTGTGGCTGAGTCGTAAGATAATCCAACACCATTTAATGCAGCCTCGTCAAGTGCTTGATTAAAATCAGAATCAAAATTTGCTTTTGTATAAATTTCTTCAACATTAATTGAGAATTGACCAGTTGACGAATCGTATGTTAAGTCACCATCAGCACTAAAGTATCCACGTATCTGTTGAATTGCTCTCGAGAACTTACGAGTACCGTCTGCATCAGATAGAATAAATGAATTATCGGAATTCGGTACACCAAAATTAGGTTCAGCCTGATCAATTGTTAAAAAATCATAGCGATTTGAATCTAATTGATCAGCTGTTTTTGTTTTAGTTTTACCTGAAAGTAGTGTACCAAAAGCCATTATTCTACTCCAGTGTGTTCACTAGCCAATTTTTCTTCTGCTGATACCCAGACATCAAATTTATTAGCTACTTGAGCTTTAATTTGTATTCTATCACCATTTTGTGCTGCAGCGGGCGATCTCTTTACAATACTTCTACCCTGAAGTGGAACAAATCCTGTATCCCCTGCAGGTACTTCAATTCTACCAAATTCGATCGAATCACCACCCTCTGTAACCAATACAGTATCTAACCATAAATCAGAATCAGTTGATTTATTCTTACACGCCATTGGTGTTAAAAAGAAAATCTCACCTGGTCGAATTGCTCGTGTGTTATCTGCAGAATCTCTTTCCGTAAACTTATTTGACGTATCTGGAATTGAAAAATCAGGAGCTTCAATTAATGTAATAAAAGAATCACTTACATCACTCTGAGTAAGAATAAGTGATTTACCAGTTGATGGAGTCCTACATGTAATTCTTGCCATTTTCTATTCTCCTAAAAATTCGTAGATAAAGCAGTACGAGTGGCAATTCTTCGTACTGCTGATTCAAACGGAGGGCCCGAAAGCTCACCTGTGTCAGCATCAATTTTCATACCACCAATAAATAATGCAGTACCTTCATCATCCTGACCCGATGCAATCACAACACCACCATCAAGTTCTAAAATACTTTCTTCAATTGTCGTCTTATTTGCCGCCGGCGGTATTTGAGTTAATGCAACACCAGCCATTGTAGAATTAAATGTATGACCAATTGCTGTAATTGTCGAAGGTTCTTTAATTAGTGTTGGACTATTTATTGTATTTTTTAGTGTAGTGAACATTTGATGAATATCAGAATCCGCTCCAGCACCGGTTTCAGTACCAAGAGCAGAATCTATGAAATCCCATGATGCAATATATGCATTTGTTTTGTCAGAGTCGATAATAGTAAGACCGACTCGATCAAAGAATCCCTCGATAGTATCAATCCATGGCTGCTCGTTCTGTGTTCTTAAAACCCAACTGATTGATTGCACCAATGTTCCTGTATCACGGCGAGTATACAATTCATCAGCCTCAGTCCAACCTGTTGTATATCCTTCTGAGTCTAGGTAGTTCCACACATCATCTTTTAAGCCAGCCAGGAAATCTGAATCCATGATTGCAACACCTGCAGTAGAATCCCTTGGTACTGTATAGCCTAATTTTTCTGGATCAACTCTATTTCTGGATCCATCAGCGACTAAGGTATAGTCACCAAATTGTGTTGAACAAGATGAAAGAATAATCTGGCCACCAGATAATGCAGTAAAATGTTTATGAGCCCAGATACTAATTGCGTTAACCGCGTTAATTAATGCGCCATTCTTTGCAACATACCCCATACCATTTTGAGTTGTTGGAGTTGCACCCCAAGTCATAAAGTTTGGATAGACTGAATACGGTGAAATAACTGCACCGTCTGCTAAACAAACACCACCACCCCTTGTGACAAACGGGTTAGCATTTTCTCTGTCTAATGGTGGAGCAACATAGAAAGGAAATGTAGATCTTACCGCGATTTTGTGGGCGTACGGCGTTCTCCTGATAACAGCGCCTGGTCTGAAAGCAACTGCAAATCCTTCGGTTGGGTTGTCAATATCATCGATTTGAAATCCTTCGAAGACCGGACCTTGGAGGAAGCAACCCGATCCCATGCGAAAAACATTTCTTTGTTCATATCCTGCCTCTGGTTTAATAACACATGCTCGATAATCTGAATGAATAATACAATCATCAGGCATATCAATATGCCCTTGAGTATAATAGGTACCTGGACCAATATGAATTACTGTTAACTCAGCTCTTGTTGTAGCTGCGGTCACAGCTGCTTCAATTGTTGCAAATGCCCTATCAAAGCTAGTACCATCATTACTATCACTGCCGGCTTTTTGAACATATAATGTATTTTCAACTGGTGCATGTGAAACAAATTTAAGAATTTCTTCTGCACCAGATTTATTTTGTTTTAAGAATATATTGCCATCATAGGTATTAACGGCCAATTCACCTAAAACAAGATCCCCTAGACCGGGTTCACTGCCGGTAGTATTTGAATTTTTCGAAATAATTGTTGAAATATCAACCATGACTAGAATGTCCCACCGTTAATTGTTGTTGGTCTACTAGATAATAGATAATAATCTAAGCCAGTTGCATGGAGTTGAACATAATCTGAATCAACTAATGCACTCACACCATTTGAATCCAGGCCAGAAATGCTTCCTGCAATCAGCGACACGTCGGCTGAATCAAGGACATTTGGTCTACCTGTTAAAATATTATAACTCAAACCGACTGCATGCAATTGCACGTAGGCTGAGTCAACCTCATCCGCAATGATTGCAGCAACGTCAGCTGAATCAATAAGGTCTGTGTTTACAATAATACTTGATACGTTTGCCGAATCCAGTATATTCGGCGTACCTGTAAAGTTTGCGTAATCTAAATAGTATGTACCATTTTGATTATCAAGGGTATCAGCATCTATATTTAGATTATCAACAAACGTCTTATTAACAAGAGCAGTAACATCAGAATCGACTCGAGCTGTTGTATAGTAAAGATTAGATCCTTCGGTTAAATCAGAAGTGGATCTAGCGCTGAAATCTGAATCAAATCCTTGGTAATCACCTACTAGTGTATCACCTTGTAAGTTCGTCGCGTAGATATTACCAACATTAAGATCTGATAACGCAAAGCCAGTACCATTTCTGTCAATTACGTTAGTTGGTATAGCCGAATCAAGGGCTGAGTCAATTAGTCCAGCAAAGAGATAATACTGTGAGTTGGATGCATCGCGGAAGAAACCAGTGTGTCTCTTTGTAACTCCACCATCGGGGGAGTAGTGAGCAACAAAACCAATATCAACCACATCAGAAAATTCGTTACTATCAGCAAGATGGAATAGTGGATCTGTTACTACATATGAAATGGTACTGACACTAGTTGTTCCACCATTAACACTCAAGTCACCATCAACCGTAAGGTTTGTGCCTATAAGGACTGATCCAGTTGTTGTGATTGAATCGAATGTTACGCCCGCGTTTGTTGCAACAGATTGTCCGATTGCAATTTCACCGTCTGTGATCGTAACACCAGTTCCACCAGAGAAATGAGCTCTTACTTCAGTAGCGCTTGGTCCTGTGTAAGTAAATTTACCAGAAGCTGAATCGTAACGGAATGCACCATCACCACCTTGATCTTCTACGCTGTGGCTACTGCGCGCAAGTTCGATTATACCAGCAGAGTCAATTGCCTGGGCAACACCAACTGTTGAAATATCTGTTACAAGACCTGTAGAGTCAACAGTAACAACAGGAATTGCACTTGTTGAACCAAATTGACCTGGAGTAACACCGCTGGCATCCAGAGCATAAGAAACCTCTACTCCGCTGACTGTTGCTGTCAATCCGACACCACTGAAAGTCATATCTGAGTTTGCAAGTGATATGGATCCTGTTCCCGTATCCCCAGTTGTGCTTAGTGTAATCCCTACACCACCAGTGATCCCGTCAACATAACCTTTTGTTGCAGCATCATCTGTGTCGGTTGGAGACGAGATGTTTACAATTCTTGAACTATTAACATCAACAGTTCCAGATCCGTTTGGATTAATACTAACATTACCATCAGTGTTCGTTGATGCGATTTCATTTCCATCAATTGTAATATTGTCGACAAGTAACTCGTTTAGTTTCTTATTTGAATCAACAATTAGGGCACTTGATGCAGTAGTAATCCCGGGTGTATGATCTAAGAGAGAATCTCCACTACCACCAGATAATGTGGCAAAGGTAAAGTTTCCTAGTCCGTCTGTGGTTAGGACTTGACCATCTGTACCGTCACTAATTCCTAAATCGGTTAAATCTGCAGGGGCATCTGTAATACCGTAGCCGCTTAGGGTTGTAGGTGTGTTTGAAAGACTGTCAAAATCACCATTGAACGCATCTGTAATTCCGTAGCCCGATAGAGTAGTCGGTGTACTTGTTAGATCTGCAAATGAAACACTGTCAAGAACTGCTGGTGTATTAGTAAAATTATTATAGTCTAAATAGTAGGTACCTTCAAAACCATCTAATGTGTCTGCATCATCAGCGGTCACGTTGGTAAATGTTAGATTCCCATTACCATCAGTAGATAGAACTTGTCCACTTGTTCCATCAGTCGTCGGATATAATAACCCAACAATTGTAGCTGAATCAGTGACAACAAGTCCACCTTCAATTTTAAAGGGTTTCCTTATTGCTGCCACAATAAACTCCTTGACTGTTGTAATTTACATTTAGGTAAAAACATTTATATCCCGCTAATCAATCTTTTGGCTTTGACAGAAACATTGGATGCACTAGGTGTAAATAGTAACTTTACCTGATCATTATTAGAGTCTAAGATAGCATCAAAGGAACCCAAATCATCCCCTGTAAACATTTTAGCAAATTCTTGCAAATACACATTTGAACTATCATGAATCAATAAAATTTCAGCTGCACCAAATTGATTAGTTGTATTCTGCTCCATTTGAATAAAATATTTGGCTGAACGCTGTGTAATAGTGGAGAACGTATCAAGAATCTCTTCTGTAATCCCACTAAAATCCTCGTCAACCACACTACTCAGGTTCTGAGCTGCATCAACGCCGGCCGACGAAATTGAACCAACCTCTTCTTCGACAATACCAAAACGATTGACCCGTTGAAAGGTCAATGTGCCATTAACATCCTTTAATGCTATACTACCAATGTAAAGTGTATTTCCTGTCAGCCACAGATCTTTCCATCTGTTAAGTGGACTACCAAGAGATCTAACACTATCGACATCTGGAATCAGATCTACGTCTATAGAATCAAAATTTCGTCGAGCTTTGATATAATCGGAGTCAATAATATCACTAATTAAGTACTCAGCAGCTGTAATGACACGACCAAACGAATCAATTTCAAATGCAGCTATTTCACTAGGACTACCATAACTACCAGCTGTCGCCAACTCTGGAAGATTAATCGAAAGTGTATTAGTAGCACTATCATATGTTTCATTAATCTCACCACCGATTGCAAGTCGCGACGAAGTATACTTACCGGTGTTGGAATCATAGACAAAGATGTCAAGATGCTGTTTACCAGTAGTTTCCAAATCAGTAATCGAAGTAATGCTCTGCTGTGCCCCTGTCACGCTTCTAACAGGAGTACCAACTACAATCTTCTTGACAATAGTTCTAGATTTTATGGTGGTTGATATTGTTTCTGACATCGCTACCTCGTGACAGATGGAGCCACTTGCACTCGGCCCTCTAAAATACGCTCAATGATAGTATTATCGTCACTGTCTGTATAAGAAATTTCCACGTCGTAAACATATCTTCCTTTGGTTAACGCATCCGTTTGTGTATTTGTTAAAGAAAGTGTGATGACTCCGTTTGTAGGAGGAGTAGCAACCAAAGTTGAGAAATTAGTTGTGTCGGAGCTATCACTGTTATAATTTTTCTTTAGTTTAGCTGACACGAGATGGTTAGTGAGGTCTTTGACAGAGCCATCTACATTTATTAGATGCAATTCGACTGCTAGATCAGCTCCCTGATCTATTGTAAATTCTTCGTAAGCGGCCATGAAATACCTCGGTTATTTCTTTGTCGGACGTTATTGCCCCTGCCTATGGTTTTATTTATAATAAATATGTTTGCAAGTTTCCGTAAAAGTAAACATAATGTATAAAATAGTACAGTGGCGCCAAAATTTAAACTTGAGCACGTTTTATGAAAAGGCTTTAGCTAAACAATACATGAACAACATTAACCAAGAAGTGATGGTCAATCAATTGAAGAATGAAAATGTATGGAAAGGGTTTGTTCTATATCGTGATTTAGATCCAATTGGGTTTACATCTCTTCATAGCATTTTTGATATTGATCCTAAGGGGTACAGAATATTGTGTAGAACTGCTTTGATTGAAAGTCCCGAACGAGTAATCAGTAGAGATTCGGTTAGAAAACATAAGCATCTCACATCCAGGTATCTTGCTCCTGCTTGTCTTAACTCAGTTGAAGGAAATTGTTACATTTCTACTAATAAAAGTAAAGTAGCCAGTCAACGGTTGGTTCATAATATCTTTATGCCTATATGGAAAGAGATGGGAATAGCAGAAGATGTATTTAAAACAAACTATCGCGGTCATGAACAAACATTTTGGTTGATAAACAAACAGGCGTTCTTAGAGAGTTTAGATGAAACCAGTACATGAGATAAATTACCTGTTCAACAAACACTTGTTACTGACAGAGATAGAACATCTTAAAGGTCATAGTAAGGCCTATACGGACAATAGATATTCTGCGGCCGCAGACAACTGGAGAATAATTAAAGAGACTAATCTGAAAGTAGGAGAAAAGGAAACACAGAGGTTCTTAGATTTCTATAACATTAGTAATAGCGGTTCCTGCAGATACTATATTCTTAAAAAAAATACAAGTTTGCAAATGCATGTGGATAACCATACAACGTGTTCAGTCAATGTAATTCTAAACAACAATTGTGCTCCTGTCACAGTTGAGGACGTAGACTATTTTTACTCAACTGCAATTTTGAATACCCAAAAACGACATGGTGTGATCAATTCTGACACAGATAGGTTGTTATTTAAAATATCGTTCTTTGATTTGCCCTACGAGGAGTTAGTAAAAATTGTCTCTAGTGTACAGTGATATCACTCAATTTGGTAGAGTAATTCCTCTCAAGTTAAAGTTAGACCCAGCTAAACTTTTGAACGAAATATCCTCATTCAAGTGGTCAATCTATAATACAACAAAACAAGTACCCATTCCCAGGCTTGGGTTATCAATAACTCACAATAAAAAATATCCTTCACTTGATTTAGAATCTTTACTAGAATATAATCAAAAAAATAACACAAACCTCAATGATGAGGATTTCAATCAATTTACTGATGTGTTTTTTAAATCAAAAGAAATCAGAGATATTTCGAAAGAGTTCCATTCCCATCTTGCAAGGTCTCACATTTTAAAAATGCAAGAAGGGGGGTATTTTCCTCCACATCGGGATCCTGTTTTACCCTCTCACAATCTTAATTGTTTTAGAATACTTGTGCCAATATATGGTTGTAATCCTCCAACAACATACTTCTTTATTGACGAAAAACTACAGCACTGGAATCATGGCCAGGCTTATTTCATTGATACAAATATGATGCATCATTTCTTCTCTTATAATGAGTCAATGATGATAGTATTCAACATTTCTATTAATGACGAGACAGTAAATACATTAATCCATAATATGGAAAAGATATGAATATACTGTATTCTGTCTACAAAGACAATAGTCAAATAAAATTTAAAGAACCATTTAATTTAGAAAGTTCTAACGAGATTGTGTATGGTAATGATTTTCATAAGCTTGGTGAATTTATTATTAATATTTCAGAGGTTCTTATAAAACTTAAGCTACTCAACTATACCAAAGAATTTAGAATTGGTATTTGTGTTCCTAGAGAAGTTAAAACAAAGTTCAACACTGATGATAAAGAAACGACTTTACAATCAATGATTGCTTTGGTCCATGAGCTTAAGGTATACAATCCTATACATTATGTGTTCTTTGAGTACAATGATTTCGAAGATAACCTCACAGACTCATTCAAGCCACTGAGAGCACCTATACACATCTGGCAGACGGAAACAAGATGGAGAGGGGATGGAAACTTCATATGTGTGAAAGAGAGTAGAAATAAAGATTGGATGTTGCCTGCAGACATGAGTCCGATCATCGATCAAGCTTGTGAATTGGGCTTGCAGGTCAAAACGATAAAATATGGGATGACAATAGCAGATCAAATCGATCTTCTTTCTCGATGTAAGTGTCTTGTGACGGAAAGGGGTGGTCAAATATTATTGTCTACGTTGATAGGAACACCGTTCATACTATGTTCTGCAGAACCGGAAGCTTTGTTTGAGAGAAACGGCGAATTAGGAACAATGATATTTGAGTCTGACACATTAGGAATGAATCCTGACACCAAGACACTGGTTAATGATAAAGTTTGTAATAAGAGATTTGATAATTCAATAACTGTAGCTGACTATTGCAATAATGACAACATATTGAAACAATTTATACAGTGTAGACATAAACCAGACTTACAGAAGCAATATGTGTTAAATAATTTTGAAATAGTTGATGTCGCCTCTGATTATTATGTTTCTGAGATAAAGAAGGTGTTAGGTGTATAGTTTTCCTTATAAGGGTGATAGTTATTCAATAATTGTATCTGGTGGTGTAGATAGCGCACTAGTATTATATTATTTGTTATTAAAAAACAAACCAGTTAACGTATACACAACAGCTTCAGAGAAGACATTGTACAAGAACGCGATAACGAGTGTCAATGTAATACAAAAATGTATGGAGCTGACAAATAACTATCAAGTTACCCATCAGGTTTTTTATCAACGTTCTGGGGACATAAAAACTATAATGAGGCCACTGATACAAAAATTCAACAGTGGAGAGATGCGATACTTATATACAGGTGTTACAGCAAATCCGCCGGCAGGTACAATTGATATGATTTCCGGTCAAGAGTCTCAGAGAGACCCGAACGAAACCAGAAATTTAGAGATACAACCATTCATCATTCAACCATTCACAAATTATGATAAACGTTGGATTGCAACTAAATACAAAGAACTCGGCCTGTTGGATACACTATTTCCTGTAACAAGGAGTTGTGAACATCAAGCTGAAGATCATGGTGATCCAGGTTATGGCCATTGTGGCTTATGTTGGTGGTGCAAAGAAAGATTGTGGGCTTTTGATCAATTATGAGAGTAGATCCAAGGTCGCCCGGTCTTAATCTTGGAGACGATATTAGTGATCCCCATCTATATTTTAACAACCTAGATAAGTTAAACATATTGGGTGGGGGAAGTTATCCTATTCTGGAATCCTATTCTGAAAATACTATATTGTGGTCAGTTGGGTTATCTATTAAAAGTAAAGTCGAATACACAATCCACAAACTCCCATTCACTGTTGCTGGAATCAGAGATGAGTGTTTTGTTGATAAGTACCTTTTCCTTCCTTGTGTCAGTTGTATGAACAATGATATCACTAGTGAACCAGTGGGAAACGAGACTCTTTACTATTTAAATGCTTCACACCCAGTAAACCATCCTCATGCCCTATATAACAATTGTTCCCTAAATACCTTTTTAGATGCATGGAGACAAAGTGAAACTATTGTTACTAATAGTTATCATGGGATCTATTGGGCTCTGTTATCAAAGAGAAGGGTTATTCCGTTTGGATACTCTACTAAATTTATCAGTGTGTTAAGAATGTTTGGACTAGAACTACCTACCAGCAACTTTTACGTTAAAGAAAAATCAGCTGATGTTTTGAATAAAATTGACTATACAATTTTAGAATCCTCTGTTGATCGATTACAAGAGTTTAGAGATAGAAACAATGAATTTGCTGAGAAAGTTTTAAATGTATAAACTAAACCGTTTGGATATGGGATTAACAACTCGATGTAATGCTGCTTGTCCCCAATGCCCAAGAACAAATGCAGAAACTAATAAAGGATGGGATTGGCTTAAGCTTGAAGAACTGACCTTAGAAGATATTCAAAAGATTGTTCCCCCACAGTTTTTCAAAGACAACTTAATTTTAACAATTTCTATTTGTGGGGGATATGGAGATCCCCTGCTTGCATCCGAGTTATTTCCAATACTAGAATACTTTTTCCAATATGCTAACAAGGCTGATATCTTTATTGCAACCAACGGAGCTATGAAGAAACCTGTATCATGGTGGCATCGTTTAGGAAAACTATTGGCGAAGGCTCCTCGTCGAGTAGAAGTTACATTTGGTTTAGATGGCATCAATCAAGAAATGCACGCTGCTTATAGAGTTCACACAGACTTTGATGTCGCATTAAGAAATGCTCAAATATTAAGAATGTACAATGTGGAGGTTTGCTGGCAATATATCATGTTTGATCACAATTACGAATATGTCGATCAGGCTAGGGAAATGGCAAAAAAGTACCACTTCACAAGATTCAGTCCAATCACCTCAACCCGAACGCCAATTATGGATATAAGTCCACCTAATGAGATCAAAGAGTTGTATACAACCAGAGGTGCTAGCTATAACCTGTTTACAAATAATGAAAATTATGATATAATTAAGTGTATCTCGGAGGAAGCCAGGGAAGTCCATATTCATTGTGATGGATATATTGTTCCCTGTTGTTTTTTGGATGAGAGATATTTTATGATGAAGTATAAGCGTGAACATATGAAAGTTCATGGGGTTCAGGAAAAGGATCTCATTGAACTCAAAGGGATTCCAGCTGTAGACGATATCTTTGAGTTATATGGGTCTGTGGATATTGAAATATTCAATGCAAAGGAAAGAGGCCTTCAAGCCGTCGTAGACGATCCTTGGTGGGACACATTCCTTGAAAAAAGAGATCAATTTAAAATTCACAAATGTAATGATATCTGCGGAAAATGTTCTACTGCTTAAAAGTCGGTGATAAGTATACTGCCAATCATGTTAATCGTCTGAGAGATCATATTCCAGGGATCATGTGCTTAACTGATGATCCCACTGGACTGAACGGTAATTATATGACTCTTCCTGATCTGCCTTTGCATGGTGTCTGGTGGAAAATGTATTTATTTCACTATAACTTTCCGCAGGGGACATTTCTTGATTTGGATATTGATATCAGAAAACCAATAGATGGAATTTTTAAACCGAAGAATGGTATGACCTTGCTTCGTACAGATTGGGAAGACTTGGATCAGTTGAATAAAAATACAATCGGGGACAGATACAAGTACTGTTCAATTAACTCTTCTGTTATGTCGTGGAGTACATGCACTCACCATATATGGAACGATTTTATTAATAATTATGAAAAGATAATGAGTCTATTCAATGGAATTGATACGTACTTAGAACACAGACATATCAAAAGTCTATCATTCTTTGATGTTGGACTAGTCGCATCGTATCGATGTAACCCAGATGCTGATGTTTATATTATGTCATATGATGGGGAAGGAAAACATGGATTTAACTAATACGATGAAAAGGATTCCAATCCCTTTTTGGGAATGGACTCGGATCATTCATTTATTATACCACGATTATCCTCACAGAGTCAAGGATTTTTCTCAATCATTTTCAAAAAACCAAGTGTATGCCAAATCGTGGTTAGTAGAAAGATTAATGATGCACAGCATCTGCAATGTAAAAGATAAAGAAGTGTGGATTCTTGGATCGTGGTATGGTACAATTCTTGTATACCTATTATACAATAAAATTCCAAATATTAAAACAATTCATCTGGTGGATTATGATATGGAAGCTCTGAAGATAGCCAATGATCTTTTCAGAGATTACAATATTAAAACTCACCATTACGATATCAACTTCGATTGGCCAAAGATCAAAGGTGATATAATCATCAACACCTCTTGTGAACACATGTGGCCAATGAAAGATTATAATTTTAATGGTCTGTGTGTATTCCAGTCTAATAATTTTAGAGAAGAACCAGCCCATATCAATTGTGTTGACTCCCTGGAAGAATTTGTTAAACAAACAGGAATAAGTCAAATAGACTATAAAGGTGAGATAGACTTTCATGAGTACGATAATTATCACAAACGATATATGATAATTGGAAGAAAATGATTCATGTAGTGTGTAGCAAGTGGGGAGACAAGTATCCAATCGAGTATGTCAACCGGTTGCATGATATGGTCGACAAATATCTTCCAAGTAGGTTTCAGTTTTATTGTCAAACCGATAATACGGATGGTATGCTCCCGTGGATTGAACACATCCCCTTCTCCAATGATTTACCAGAGAATGAACCGAAGTACACTAGAGATACCTTATGGGATAGACCTAAACTAAACTACTTCAACCCTGATTTCCTTAAGAAGAATGATATTAAAATTGCCTTGGACCTGGATCTGATTATTCATAATAGTATGAGACCTCTACTAGATTTGTTCAATGATAAACCAATCACTGGAAGATCATGGTGGCATAATATGGATTGGGAAAGAGAGCCTGAATGGAAAAGAAGATATGGTGCCAGAAATAATGGTGGTTTTTATATGTGGCAAGGTGAACAAACAAAACCGATATGGGACGATCTAGTGGAGAATTGGCAACGAATCTATTTTTGTTTTCGGGGTGGATCTGACAACTTTATTACAACCCGACATCTTGATTTATTTGATTTTGTTCCTTCATCGATGTATTATTCTTTTAACAGAGGGTGTCAGTGGCCACATGATATTAGTAAGCATATAGTAAGAGGAGATAAAATAATCTGCCTATTTAATACAGATCCAGGTGACCCAACCAATCTTGACATTCATGATGCTATTAAACTTTATCCTCAGGTAGAGAAGTTGTGGAAATTAGAGCAGTAAGAATTGGAAACAGGTATGGACCTGAATACGAGGATTACCTTAAAAGCAAATTGCCTGAGATAAAGTTCTTAAACGAACAACAAAATAATCTGTGGTTGCAGTGGAATAAGTTAAACTTTTTTGCACTGGACTATAATGAACCAATATGCGTCATTGACATTGATATCCTTTTGATTAATGATTATATAGAGATTTTCAACTATCCAATAGAGCGCGGTGAGTTTTTGACGGTCAAGCAGTGGTGGGATCCTGAAGCAGCAACAGAACTCAATGGGGTGTTCTACAAATTTTATCCAAGCGACACAAAATACATCTTTGATAAACTTATCGAGTCACCAAGATATTGGATGGAATATTTTATTAAGAATAAAATCAAACCGGGCCCAATTAATGGGGAGGAGAACTTTGTTGAGATGATGGCTAAGAAGAGATTGAAAATCAAGTACTTACCGGAAACATGGTGTTGCAGAATGAGTAATAATAAAGAGTTCAAAGCCAAGATTAATGCTTTGTCCCCTTTACCATATGTTCACTTAGACAAGTATCATCCTGATATAAAATTAGTCCATTTCAGCGACGTTAACAATCATATCGATCACAGCAGCCAACTCTAATGGAGTTTCTGCTAGTCTGACTAATTCTTTATTGTCATCTGAGGCCTCAGAGATTCTTTCATCCTCAAATGCATTAATTTTTAGACCAAATAAAATTTCCGAGTGCTTATCATTATTCGGGTCATAATCCATGAATAAAGCAGAGATTTTGTCGACAAGGTCGCTGTAGTCATCTTCTTGAGCTTCTGTGTTCTGTCCGTATTTAGTAAACAGCTTCGAAAGAACATCCTCATACCCCCTGACTCTATCAGTTGTTTGGGCTTCAATGTCATCAATTGTTACAATCTCTAACAGTTGTTGAAACTGGACGTCCTCAGGATTGACCTCGATATAATATGGTCTATTGACACCATCATCGCCCGTGTATACAACTTCTACTACATTTCTTTCGTTACCGCTGAATGCAGCACTAACAATATTGTCTTTGTTAAATTCCATAATTACACCTGATTAATCTTTAAGAAATATGTATCTGCCGTTGAAGGCGTACCCGTTACAAATTGTTGTCTTGCATATGAATTTACATTAGCCTTGTAGTAATATTCTGTAAATGTTACATCGGTAAGAATGGTATTTGCCATCCCTGTTCCTCTATTATTTCCAGATCCATTAATGTTATATGTAATTTGATAACCTGTTTCATTTGTTGTCGCATATCTAATAGCATTCTGCAAAACATTATCAAAATTCGTTCCACCAAACCTTTGAATGTTACCGCTTGATAAAGCAAGCATCGGTCTTTCTATTGTTGTTTCCACACCATTAATTCTATGCAAATAATAGTTTGTAATCGTTTCTGGTTGATCGGGTGTCTCTGGAATCCCAGTTCTTGTAAACGCATCCTGATCAATTCTTGTATCCCTGAATACTGGATTAGCATTAACCAATGTGCTTCCATCGACGGATGTGCTTGTTGAGATAAAATATGTTCCGCCTTGTTGAGCTCCTGTTGAACCAACTGTTAATGTGGAGACGGCGGGAAAGACAAATGTGTCATAGAAATCAGCAATTGTCATCGCACGGAGATCATTACTACCATCTTTATATAAAGGTAGAGAAATATTGTCTGTATTTGTAATCTGACTAACACTGGCACTTGATTGATCAATTTTATCCCATGATATTGATGTCGTCGTTGGATCAGCCGATGAACCAGCCCCTGGATCTGATGTAGCGGATACATTAGCCACACCAGCCTTATATCTCGTATCACTTATTGCATCCAAACTACCAGTATCGGAAACATAATCTAATGTTACAGACGGATTAAGAGAATACAAGTAACGAGCTCTGGCCTGAACATTCTCAACATCACTAGTGGACATTTCTCTAATTTGTCCACCACTTGTAACATAAACTGGATTTCTTACGGCCATACTATGAACCTGGACTATAAAGAGTTTTCAATACTGAGCCATCAGAGGCTAGAATATTTAATGTTACTCTGTTTGCAAATTTGGATGAGGTAAGACTACTGTCCAAAATCATTGCATTTGTTATCACACCATTAGTTACAGAAAACCTTCCTGCAGTGGAGTCATATGTGACACCAGGGCCACTTACAAAATGAGCTCTGGTTTCAGCTGCAGATGGGCCCGTATACGTTATTACACCTGTATCTGAGTCATAACTAACAGATCCATCCCCACTAGCATTAATAATAGAAATTGCACTACGAGCAATACCAACTATGTCAGCGGAATCATCAAAATCAGCAAGTAATGTTTTAAGAGTATTGATGGCAGATACAACATCAGAGTCACCTGTCAGCAATGTGGATACATCTCCAACATTACCAGATATCTCGTTAATTTTTCTAACATGAGATACAAAATTATCAGATAAGTTTATAGTTGTAATTGCCATTTTTATCCTCGTTACAGCTTAGGGCTATTGATGGTTTTGATTACCGACCCATCACTATCAAATATCGTGAAACTTTCCGCGGAGTCTAATTTTACCAACGTGAATGATCCATCTGCAAATCCTGCATTGGCAATAGGATTACTTGAATCTAATAATAAAGCCCCAGCCGAAAATTCTAAACCAATACCAGTAACTAACTCAGCTCTGACTTCACCAGCACTAGCCCCAGTATATGTTATTGCTCCTGATCCATCAGTATATACAATTGTTCCATTGTTGCTAGAGGTTGCACTGAAAGCAGATGTTCTAATTAACTCGAACTGTTCAGCTGATTCATTGAATCTAATCAACCTATTATAATAACGATTAATAGCATCAACAGTGTTGCTGTCGCCAACGACTAACTCTACGTCTCCTAAATCGGTAGAAATCGAGTTTACGTCCTCGACAACTTTCCCTAAAGAGTCAGTTATACTAACTGTTGTTATTGCCATTGACTAATTGCACCAACAAATCTTTGATTTCCTTTATCTCACTTTTAAGATCCTCGACCTCATCAGCAAGTACCAGCTGTTGTTCTTTTTGCTGCCTCATTAACTGTTTTCTCTTTCGGGCAGCTTCAATTTCAGCTTTATTTGTATTGATAACAACATTTGTTTCAACATCTCTTACATAACCCGAAAGATTTTCCACTTCCTTATACTGCAAGTGCAATGGCCCTCAAGTCCTTCAATACTGGAATGTATGAAGTACTTGTGGATTCCATTACAATCTTAATCTGGAATGATGTGAATGCTGGCAATTGACCACCTTCACCACCAATCAAGTACTCATACTCTCTGAACACTAATACCTCATCAGAAGGTACAGTAGTTGTAGCGCTAGCGAGCTGCCAACTAGTATCTCTAATTGTTTCAGCATTAGTTGAAGTTCTATAGTATACCTTGAAGTTACCTGCAGATGGTCTGTATGCTGCAAAGAACAACTTAATACCAACTGCCTCTTCTGCCAACGTTGCAACTGTTGTAATGTGCTTCGAAGCAGATGAACCATTGTATGGATCGGTTTCATCGACAATTGAAATTGGCACATTGAAACCAGAAGTTGAAGATGAATCTTGCTTATCAATTGAGTTTTCAATAAATGTCATCGAAGCTCTTTGAAGATCCAGAATTGGTGATACTTTAGTATCACTTGTCGACAATGTCAACTTAATTGTAGCCGCATCAGCAACTTGGTTCTTTGAGTTGGGGATTAACTTAGGAGCCTGCGTTCCATTGACCTCATTGATAATAATAGGGGTGAAAGAAGAGGCCACACTATAAGCAGAATTTGTTGCTTCATTACGATCACTGGCCCAAGAAGCCCCACTGGTCAACTTAATGTTACCAGAGATACCTGTATTGTTAGGTGTCAAGGTTTGTACTGAAGTGAAGAACTCATTAAACATAAATTGCTGAGTAGCCTTGACGTTTGTTCCACCTGTCCGAATCGATCCAGTAGCTGCTGAATCAGCTGCAAAGGTGTAACCAGTCCAGTCTGTATTAACAACTGTTCTATCACCAAGTATCGAAGCGCCAGAGATTCCTGCATATGTTGATCCTGAATCTAAGCCATACAAAGCGACTGTATCATTCTTAACAAATCCGTGACCTTCATGGAACACACGAATTGTAGTAGAACCCGAATCAGTTAGAATTGGATCACTACCAAGTAAATACAAAGATGGTTGTGCATTGGTTAGGTAAGCATCACCTGAGCTACTAAATTCAGCACGATTAATTCTAAACATCAAATCTCTGTTCTGATCTGGTGTCCAAGTAGTACCGTTTTGCGATCTATACAATGAACCAAGAGTTGGTTGCTTCGATACTCTCGCGTCTGTTGATCCAAGAACAAAATCATATGTCTTGGCAACATAAACTGTATAGTCTGTTGTCTCTGCTGCTACAACAATTGCATACTCTTGGCCAGGTGCCAGATAAATTGGCTCGTCAAATGTAAATGTTGTTGGAGCTGCCCTTACGCTAGCGATATCTTCTAAATCCCCTGGAATTGATACTTCTGAAGGGGATAGATACTTAACTGCACCCGGAATTGGATACGCTAAAGGTGTACCATTCTCCACTCCGCGAATTTGAACCTGTACAGGTTGCCCGCCAGTTTGAGCTTTCGTTCTAAAGAATATGTCGACACTTGTTACAAAGATGCCCGAAGGATTCTCTGTCTGTGATACAAAGAACGATTGAGCAAGCGGGTCCCAGAAACAGAACACTGACTTCTTCTTAACAATAACAGTTTGAACATCAATCTCTCGTGTTACTTTAAGTGTTCTTTCTCTTACTTCAAGAACACCTGTTGAGGTAAAGATATCTTGACATAACGAGGTTGCGTTGTCCTCATTATCAGCCGTAATATCAAGAAGCTTAAGAATCTTTGATCCAGTCCTAAATTTAATTGCATTAGTAGAAGGAATGAAGAATGATCCCTCAATTCTGCCTTCAGCATCTGAGATTAAAGAACTCTTGCCTTCAGGATGCTCAGTTGCCTTTTGATAAACATTACCAAAATCTTCAGTAGTAGAACTGTATCTGACAAAGGATTCCTCGCGAACCCAATCAGCAACACTGACACCATTAAAGAAGGCAAAGTGCTCTGTATTCGGTTTTAACCCTTGAGCCTTGAAGTAAACTTTCTTCGATCTCATGTAAGGAATGAGGAATGTTTCAAGTACTCTGTTACCAACTTGTTCAATGATAACATCATCTCTAACTACAGCTTCATTTGAGGCAATCGATACACTTGGTTGATCATCAATCAAAGAGTTCACCGCGCCCGCCGTAGCAGCACCTGCAGCTGCAAGACTGGCTGCAGTGAGATAGTTACCTGCCATTAACTGACCGATTGCAGTCGTCGAAAGTGAGAATCCGGTTGCTGCAGCACCACCGGTTGCAGCTGCTCCGGCAGTAGTACCAAGTAGACCAAATCCGCCTGTGGCTGCTCCTACAACTAGTGCAGCTGCAATACCGAACCAACCACCAAATGTTCTTTGAGTAACTGTTCGTGTACCTACATTTCTCTTCTTAACACCGCCATCAATTAGAACATCTGGTAAAAATGCTTGTTCAATCCAGTCGTCTGAGGCGGGTGAAAGCTGAAGTGTGCCAGTGTTAATAATAACTTCAAATGGGTTAACATTAAGAGCCTCATTACACAAATTCTGATATGAGAACTGAGTTTCTGTATACGGAAGAGTAACAAGATCCCCTGTCTTATTAGTTGTTTGACTGACGTCAGCTGAATCGAAGAACAACCGTACATTACCATAGTAAATGGCTGGTGTAATAACTTTAGCAGATGGATCCAAAGCAGCTCTGTAGCTGACGTTATCCACATCAGAGAAAACAAAGTCCTTGAAGTTGTCCGCAAAGAATCCAGACTTTGTTCTTTGTAATCCGTTTGAATCGAGTACCGATAGCGTGGATGTATTTAACTCGAGTAGACTCAACGAGGTAACATCCGCTAATTTGTTTATCCTCTTTTCTAAATTACCAATGTCTTGCATTGTGTATCTTTTGTTAGGAATAAACGAGAGGCCCACATCAGAATCACTTAATGTATAAGCTGGAAGGGTTATATTGTAAAGTGGCATCGCTCCAGATGGTGTCTCCGGAAGAGAGGCCTCTGTTGAAGAAATCCCTTGTGTAACTCTAACTTCACCCACACCCTGATTACCTTCGGCATCCAAGGATGATACGATTAGTTGGTCTCTTCTTGGAAGATAATACTCTGCATCAAGTGTTACAATATCAGTTGATTGAGGAATATTATTAACATTAGCCTCAGGGTAAGCGCCTGAAGAGTTTTGAATAGATCTAAAGTCTAGTACATCTCTTAAACTTACACCACCAAAACTCGGTATACTCGTATAGCCTACAACGCCGTTGTAAGAGTTGATAGCAAACAGATCCCCGGCCCCGTGAGTAAAGTAATCATACTGGACAAGAATATTACCGGTTGGAATAGATGTCCCAGCTTTTTCAACAAGTCTTCCTAGTCCATAGTAATTTGCTCTTTGACCATTATCCACGATAAAGTTATTGGATAAATCTGCTCCATTAGAATCTGCTTGTGTGATGCTTGTTACTCTATAGACGTCAGCTACACCAAGATCAATATATCTGAGACCACTTCCATCTGAATCAGCTTCTGAAGGCCAAGCCTTTGTTAAACTATTTCCTGTCGATAAAGATTTTGTACGAATAACAGGAGTGTCCACTTGGACATAAGCAATCAACTCGTAATCTGTTGCTGATTCTAATCCAGTGATATCTACTTGAGAACCAACAGGAGACCCGGCCAGAGTAAATGTGGCACTAGTGTCACTTACTGCCCCATCGGTTTTAGCAATAATCCAATCACCAGTATTTGTAAATGTATCTCCACCACCAGCAGAGAGTGTGTACGAAGTACCTGTAGTAGTAAATGCATACCGCTTTCTTGTTGTCAATACAATGTCAGAAATACCATCGATCACTGGACGAGATCTTGGAAGTGGGAACACCATGGTGTTGATTGAGCTCTGCTTGAGATTAGTAATCCCCGCCTCAACTACTGTATTGACATAATCAGTTGTACCGTTACCAAAACTTCTGACATTACGGAATGATTGACCCGAATTCATTTGAATATCAAACAGATAGAATCTTAGGTTACCACCGTCCTCATCAATTCCTCTGACTCTAGCAGTACCAATACTGTCACCAGTCCATTCTTTAGCACTCATCAAGTCAACTTGCTCGAGAGTGTTAATATTTGGTAGTCCTGAACAACTATCTGGATTTCCTAGTACATAATTACCATATTGAACGACAATTGGTTCGTTATTTACTGTTTCTGTGTCTCTTGCCTTTGGAACAGTAATTTTAGTAGGGGCAATATCCAAACGATAACCATCGACATATGCAACACCACTTGAAACATCCAGAGTCAAGTTGGAATCATTGAGATCGTCAAACTTCGCTCTGAACGCCTTAACCACATAGTCGCCCGACTCTTCTTTCGTTCTCCGAGCAAGCGCTTTATTAATCTGATTATAGTTATCAGCTCCACCAACTTCTTTTGTGATTAATCCATTTGTTACTTTGGCTACTAGTACGAAGTTCTGGTCAGAATCAACCTCACTGCGCGTAGTGAGAATTAAACGAATACGGTATCTGTCAGCACCCGGAGCAGCAATGTTTGGTGTTGTCCCTTGATTATCATACAAACGATTGTCATCATCCACAGTGACAATATCTTCGACAATTCTGAAACCAATATCGTCTGTTGGTGTAGAGCTATATTTGTCTATGAATGTGGATTGGGGCGTAGCGTAGATAAAATGGCCCTGAGCAAAGAATTCGCCCTCACCCACGGACGCAAGTGTTCCTCGACCTGTGGCGCTGGCATTTGCTGCCTTAAGAGTCGCCAATCCCGCCGATGTAAAAATAGCACCGTTCTGTACTCTAATTGGATCCGCAGTTGCTGTACCAGCAGTTGTATCAGTATATCTAACATACAGGGTAGCTGGATCTGTAGCAGTAGCAGCCTCTACACGAATAATCTTAAACTTGATTGCGGCGTTTGGTGCATTTACCGTATACTCTGCCCCAACAAGAGCTGATGTGTCAGCTGGTAAAGGAAATGTAATCGTATCGAGTTTAATAAATTCAAATCGATTATTGACTGTCACTCCACCAGGTGTGACTGTGGCACCTTCAGTAAAGATATTTCTACCAAACCGTGCAATTTCTTCTTGAATAATTGTTTGCATCTGAGTAAGCTCTCTTGCCTGAAGAGCTCTACCAGAATTAAACAGAATACGATGGAAGTTATCACTATCGCGATAATCATCCTTATATGTTGAAGAAAATGTGGTATCTTTAACCGTTGTTGCCATTTTTAAAACCTTAAATTGTAATAACTACTTTGATATCTTCTGTTTGAAGAGCATCGCGCACAATTCTTGCTCTATTTTCAATGTACAATACTTCACCTGAGTAAGGATCAAAAGAAGTAGACAGACCTGCACTATCAATTGTACCTGATCCAGAACCATCACTTTCACCGAGGGTTTCACCATTCTGGAAGGACTTGAATCCTGTATTTTCATTCTGATGATAGTAAATGTAATCACTATCTATCTCATCAATAAATGCACCGGCTCCAGAAACAGCACCTCTGATAAATTTGTCGACCGTAAAAGAAGTCGCAGGAGTAGTCATTCTGTGGTATTTCAATCCTCGAGCTGTGAGAGATGTGAGCAATGTGTCACTATCAGGTAATGTAATATTACGCATTACTGTAATTTGTCTGAAATCATTACCAAGAACAAATGCACCGGATTCGGAACCATCTGGCTTTGCATTTAGCATGATTGTGGATGCTTTAAGATCATCCCTAATATCAGCGCCAATACCATCCAAAGGACCAATAATTGGTCTTGCTGTTGCACCGGTTCCACCACCACCTGAAATAACAATATCGGCGTGGTCATAACCCGATCCAAGACCTGCGGACTCATTATTCATTTCGATCTTAACAACAGCACCCCCGGAAACTGTTGCAGTCGCAGCAGCACTAGAACCATTTCCGTTGATTGTCACAGTAGGAGCTGAAGTGTAACTAGAACCACCACTTGTTAATGTGACTCCAAGAATCTGGCCAGGTGTTGCTGCCTCTTTAACTAAAGCCTGGTCTCTTTCCAAACCTGTGTAAGCTCCGGAGGAATCATCTAAAAACTGAACAGGAAGGTAATTAGCTGATAAGAACGAGTTTGCTCTGGCAGCTGAAATCTGAAACAAGAATTTCCACCTGTATCCATCAGAAGTCTGGAATGCCTGTATTTGATTAACACCAGCTGTAGAATAATTTGGTAGAACTGTTGATGGAACAGCTTGTCCAAGAGCATTCTTTCCTTGCTGTAGACAAATGTATACATCGTTATTTTCAGTTAAAACATAGTATGGATTTGTGGGTATTCCCACAACATTATCATTGTATCCCGTATAGGTTGTACCTGATGTCCAATTGTATCTCGGGACAACAAAACTCGAACTGGCTACTTTTTTAACCGACTGAATATTATCCCTAACTTCCCTCTCTGACCGAATAGTTCTCAGAAGTGAAGTTGGGGTATCAGTCTCATTGTACTCATCAGACTTTCCAATACCAATGTAATATTCATTAGTATCAGAAGTACTTGAAATTTCAGTTAATAATAGATTCGTTAAAATTCTCTTTAGTGAATCTGTTACAATTGCAGCCATTTGTATTTCCTATTGATTATACGATGATCAATTCATCTCGGCCGACCAGATACCACTCTGATCCATCCCAAATACATTGAGCACCAGTACTTACCGGTAATGAGAATGAAGATCCTTGGGCAAAGGCCGACGGTGTTACTACCGCGGTGTTTCCACCTTTATTAGTGAAGAACTTGAGTTCCCCTACACTTGATCCTGAATCCAATGTTACCAACAATGCCCCTGGTTTATTACATATAACATAAGTAGCAGTTGCTGGTACAGTACCATCAGCATCCAACTCAATCGAACTAAATGAAATTAAACCAAGTTGAACCGATCCTGATCCCTTACCAACAAGACTCAAGTTTACGTTTGAGTCCTCACCGGATGCGCTGATAATAGGAGGATTTCCTGTCGCAGCATTTGTCACCGTGATCTCATTAACAGCAGAAGATGCAGCTGTAAATTTAACCAACTCATTGGAATTGCTATCAAGAATCTCATTAGTGATTGTTGGTGAGGTGATAGTTGGTGTTGTTAATATTTTATTCGTAAGCGTCTGGTTAGCAGTATCTACAACTGCAATACCACCAGAATCAGGTAAAGTGATAGTAATGTTTTCAGCAAGAACATCGGAGGCAATCAACGATGTTGTAAATACTGATCCTGAGAATGAAACACCACTATCTTGAAATGACACGACATTAGACAAGTTATCGCTGTCACCAAACTTCTGATAGATCTCTAGTAGAGTTTCATTGATCTTCTGGCCTGCCTGACGAAGAGTATCACCCGTTCCGTCATTTGCTGAAGATCCTAAACTGATATTTTGTCTAGCCATTCTTTTACCCGTAAAAGACTTTAGTTTTATTTATATCAAATTGCCGAGTCACTTAGGTATCTTGTGAACATTGTATTGTCCATTGTCTCGGTATTCAATGACATATCCGGTCTGATTGTAACATCACTATCATCAAACTTGAAGCTGTTTGGTGACAACAACTCGCTAATATCTTGATAGAAACTATCAAGTTGCGTAGAAGAGATGTCTTCGTACGTGCTGATGATTTGTGATAGATCAATTCGCATATCATCTCCCTGCGAGTCGTACAATCCTGTAAGTTGTGTAAATCCAGTAATAGGTGTAGCCGATGGGGCAATATCTGCTGTAAGAACTCTTAGGTTCTCAGCAGAATCCAATGGTTCTTCTGAATTTGGCATACTATCAAATCCAATATCAACAATCCCTTCAAGCTGGGCTTGGCCTGCAAAAAAGAATCCAGCTGGGTGTGCAAACCGCTTGTACAATTCTTCATAATCGGAAACAGAAATACCTGACTTAATCAAAATGGAAAATGTTTGGTACAAAGTATCACTAATAATAAACTTTAACGATTCAGCCCCAATTTCCGATTCACTGACAATAAAAATTTGATCCTTTGGATATTCTACTACTACTTCACTATTGAAAAATGCTCTGAAAAAACCTTCAACTGATACTACAGAACCTTTTGATCTATAAAAACTTGATAGTAGTTTGGTCATCAACCTAGGTTCATCGAAGAAAGAGGCGACCTGCAATCCGTTACCAATTTCACTGATCAGGGCATCGAGATACTGTTCTTCTGTAACACTAATATCACGGATAGAAAACAGATTGTTGATTTCTGTGCCAAAGGATCCTGTAGTACTACTGTCCAGGTAATTGTAATATTTTTCTAAAAACGTGACAAGTGTGGGATACTCACTAAGATAAAACTCAGGAAGAACTTCTCTAACCTTTCTGTTAGCAAAGTTAATATCTCTTCTGTTGTTGTCATCCAGAATATGTGTCATGTTGTTAACGATACCGCTGTATTCTGATAATCAATTACGGACTGAGCAAACGACAGGGCTGGATCAAGTGCCAGAATGTAGTTTCTTAATGGTTTAATAGTACTCTGGTTTGCTGGTGTCACCGACACCTTGATTGCCGTCCCTTCATATGCAGTAGGAAGGAACCCAGCAAGACTAACTGTTCCATTTGTAGCATTAAAAGAACCAACATTATCAAGTTGTACTACCCCGGACAGATTGACAATCTGTAGTTTTGTCGAACTAAGTTGATTTCTAATAAAACATGATTGATCGTTGTATGTAAATCTGGAGGATGTTACAATGTAGTTGACATCATCCGCAGCTGCAATTGCGGTTGGGTACGAAAGAGTATAATCACTCACTGTCGTCAACGATGGTGTAATTCTTTGTTGCAACTTAATATTCATCCTTGAGTTTAGAATAGCAGGTGCTAGTCCGTCAATCTCTGCGAGAAGATTAGATCTTCTAAATGTTTTACCAAACGAATTCAGATTTGCTGTAAAGTAAGATTCCACAGTGTCCTGCACATCATTCTCAACCGCCTTTGGCGATAAGCCAGTTTGATCCGGATCGAGGTTGAATATTGTTTCAATTTCTATAAATGTATTAGTCGGATCTGTATACACAGTATCAATCGACATAATGGCCAAGTTATCAGAAAGATTGGTTACAATTTGATCCTTGATGGTTTGTTGTACACTGGCAGAGATATTATCCTTGAATTTTAATGAAACATACACTCGGCCATACACAGGTGGAACATTATCATTTCCACCCCAAGCAATTACATCTTCCAAATACGAAGAGTAATTCTCGAGAATCAAAGCTTTATAATCTTCAGCCGTAACCATTCTTTGCTGAGATGCAAAGGATAAAGGAGCATTTCCTTTGATGGAGGCGATTGACTCTTTGGCATCTCCACCTGACGATTCAGAAACAACCGTCGTTGTCAGAGTATAATCTGTCCCACTAATTGTTACCGACTCATCAGCTAAGAATGTATCAGCTCCATTGCCAGCCGCACCTGCTGTAGAAAGATAAGTAATTACAATTTTGTTTCCTGCTACTGGTGCCTTTCCGAGAACATTGCCGTTGGAGAATGTTACCTCATAGTATCCATTTGGAGCCTCTCTGATAATATAAATTATAGAATCATTGTCAATTCTCACAGCACGATTTACATCAATATAAGTTTCAAATGAAGAAGAGGTGGCAGTGTCGTATACATTAACGACCATCGTTGAGGTGTCAATTGTTTCATCGGGAATTACATATACTTGATCATCAGTAGTGTCCCCTACTAAAAACGTTTTTGTTTTCAGCGTACCCTCTGTTATTTCAATACTCGTTGAACCACCTGTTGTTTCGAATGTAAATAACCCACTTCCGTTATTGTATCCAATATATTCCTCTAATGTCTGAAAGCTGTATGATACATTATCAATCTCAGTAGTAAAGGTTGTGTTAGCCGGTAGCGAAATGAAGGTTGGGGATGAAAGGGCTGTTGAAACACTCAAGTTGACAGTTGCGGAGGACCCTGTTCTAGATCTAGAATAATAACCAAGAGTCTCAGCGTGAGAAAGAACAGAAGATCTCAACTGGGCAGTTGATAAGAAGGATTCATTGATAGCAAGGTTAGCAATCAATCCATTAAGATGAGTGTTGTATGCCAGAACATCCAAAATGTTTGAAAGACCAGAGGCCTCAAAATCATAGTCAGCGAATTCATCTTGCTGCTGCAAAAATGTTTTTAGATTTTCTTTGATTACATCAAAATCAAGATCGCTCGATCTGATAACCGCCATTATCTCACCCTCGTTAGTGATACATCTACTTGCACTTGTTCTTCAGTTGAAACCACTTGACAGGTAACTGTTACTCCAATAGAATTGTAATCTGGAGATGGTTCAACATTGACTAACTTAACTCTTGCTCTTGGTTCATAGTTATTAATAACATTAGAGACTCTCTCTTGTATATCCAATTCATCAAACTCTTGATCAAGAGAAAATAAAAAATCATTCAATCCTCCCCCATAATTAGGATCAAATGGTTTTTCGAATCTGTTAGTAAGAAGAAGATTCTTAATCGCCTGCCTTACAGCAGCACCTTCTGTTTTCTTATAGATGTCACCTGATGGCCGATTCTGAAAAGTCAGATCGATATCTTTATACGAAACAGACCTACTACTAATGAGAGGAACATTCGATAAGTTTCCATCTTCTATTGAAAATCTTCTTGCCATTTTAGAATCTCTTTTCTTTTATTTATATTACAAATTAAGCTGAATCAGGTACAACATAAATAAATGCTGTTCCTGAATTCACAGGTGCACCGTCCTTCGGGGCCCCGATAATAGCTCTATTGCCACTTATAGCAACTGAATGACCAAATTGATCACCAGCAGCTGGCTGTGGATTAGAAATATTTATCGACTGTGACCAGATGCTATCAGATCTTGTAAAGATGTAAGCTGATCCAGCATCAGTCGCACTTGAATCTTCTAGGGGAGCCCCAACAATAATCGTATCGCCTTCTAGGTCAATACTGTAGCCTACATATCCATTAGAAGATGCTGGAGACCGAGTTAATTTCGCCTGTTGGGACCACGTAGAATCTGATCTCGTAAATACATAAATTGCGCCTTCATTACTACCAGATGAATCATCTAAGGTAGCAGTAATAGCTATTGTATTACTGTTACTATCTACAGCAACACTATAGCCAAACCTATCATTAACGCCAATATCACCAAGTGGGGCAGTTAGTTTCGCAGTCTGAGACCAACTATCGTTGTTCCTTGTAAATACGTAGGCGGCCCCAGCACTAAACACACCATTTGTCTGCTTTGAATGAGCACCTACAACAATAGTGTCCCCCGATATGTCAACAGAATTATTCTCTTGGCCAAGCAGATCTTGCCCCGATGCATCGGAAGCAACTAATTTTTGTTGTTCTGTCCAATTACTTTGTGATCCTGTAAATACATATACGGCTCCTTCGTTACCAGAACCGAGATCATGAAATGGTGCACTCGCGACGATTGTATTCCCATCAATTGCAACAGCGCGACCGAATTGATCAGTCTGTGCAACATCTGATGCAGTGAAGGATGTACGGTAATTCCAACTATCATACAATCTCGTATATACATTAACTTCTCCTGCTGTTAATATCGAAGGAGCTCCCCCTGTGCCGACCTTTGTTGCTAAGGGTGCACTAGCAACAATGGTATCCCCATCTATATCGACTGACCAACCAAAATTGGTATTCGAAGCAGGGTTTTTACCCTTTTGAAGAATTTGTTGTGTTGACCAAGTACTTGAAGGTCCCACCGAGTCTTTAACAAAGTCGTAAAAATTTGATAATTGAATTGTACCAGATGTGGGTGGGGGGGATCCTTGATCTGCTGCCCCTGGAAATGTGAGTACATAAACAGCTCCGTAATTAGCTCCGATGGGCCCCGTCGGCTCATCGAGCCGGGATCCGATAATCGCTGTATTACCTGACATACCCACACTATAACCAAAATCTTCGGCCGAGTCCAAAATTGTAGGCCTAAAACTATCCTCTAATTCAACATTAGACCAATCTACTATTTGTGGACTACTAACAACGCTATCACTATAATATTCCGACAACGATATTGGATTAGTTCCTCCCTGGTAATCTTGCACTTCTGATAAACTGATTGAGGGAAATGACCAACCAAATCCCCAATTCAATGGCCCAAGATAAATTGTACCTGTTGGTCCTTCTATCGAATCTAGTGACCGTACTAAACTACCATCATAATTATAAAAGTTAACACCTTCATTGTTATTGACAACAGCAAATTGATTTTTGATTGGGGCAATAGCATTTCCAAATTTAACAACATGTATTCCAACACCATGATTGTATTCTGTAGCTGAATCCCCCTCTATTATTATTTCATTGGAACCATCAGAGTCGTAAATGTATATTCCACCAAAATCAGAATCATAACCTCTATAAGGTGATCCCACTATTAACTTACCTACGTCATCCTGATAGTGTACGCTGATACCAAAGTAATTCCAATTACTATCATCACTTGGATTAATAGTATTCAAATGGGTCCCAGAGTCAGCAGTGTAGACATAAACACTTCCGGAAGTGAGTTCACTGAAAGACTTGACACCTCCAACATACACCTTATTATTGGAACTTATGGCAATCATCCTCGATAAACCATCTCCTGTTCCACTCTGTACTACGCCACCAAATCCAATTCCAGATCCAGCTGCAGCTGGTATAGAACATGTTCTAGTGTTAGTGAATCCAGAATCAAACAATCTAACTCTTCCTTGCCCCTCGACTGTATCAGTTTCCTGTGCAGCAATTATGCCGTGAGATATTTCAACATTTCTTCCGAGGAAGGTTCCAGGAACAAGGCCTCTATAAGTATAATCGTAGGAGGAATCAGCACTTGGATTAGATACAATACCTTCAATACTATACTGATAAAGTCTTCCATAATCATTAATGCTGCTGCCGGTTGCACTTACTATTAAGGTATCGCCCTCAATCGAAATAGCGCTCCCAAAGCCATCACCATTAGCATCGGCGACTTCTGTGATATGGGCGATGGGTTGTTGTCTCCGAGCTATGTACTCGAAAGTGGTTGCATCAAATACATGTATGAGTCCAGAGTTATTATAAACATCATTCCACAGCGGTTCAGATATAACAATATATTCGTCATTGAAATCAATAGAACTTCCAAAATTAGCACCTGAACCATATACAGGAGAAATCAGCTGTCTAATTTGCTCACCTGTTTCATAATTTATAACACTAACTATTCCTGCCCCATTGTTTCCATCAACAGCATCTTTTGGGTTATTCCCTATGAGGAAACGATATTTGGGTAAAGCCATTAGGGAGCTCCAAATGCCGTAACGTCGTCTGCAGAAACAATTTCACCCGTAGAACTAATCGAAGCTTTAACAACATCGTTGTAAGAGAATGAAAGCTTGTCACTAACAACGGATATTTTCCAATTTCCAATAGTTAATGCAGTCGCATCCCCAAAAGCATTACTAATTCTATCATCTGCAATTAGAACAACTTGAGCAGAGTCTGTTCCAACTACACCTAGGGATGTAACATAATCGGCATCGATTAGGGATAATACATTAGACGAATCTAAAATATTAGGGGTGTTTAATAAGGAACTGTATCTAAAATCCTGTCTCGCCGCCACATAATCAGAGTCGATAACAACTTCTCCAACAGATAAATCAACAGCAACATACTTCGTACCATCAAATGACAAAACTTGGCCTGCGGTTGCACTATCAACTGAGCTATCGACGTTTGCCAGCTGGCCAATATTTGCTCCAGCGACTCCATCAGAAAAGAATAAATTCCCACTGGCGTCGATAGTAATGACCTGATTATTTGTACCAGCTTCGGTCGGAAGGGTGTACAACGTATTCCCGTTGTCATCAATATAAATTACTGTACTTCCCGACTGTCTTAAATCTGCCATCTCTACACCTTATTCGGTTTTTGTGTCGTGCCAACCGTAGCTGCCAAGCCTGGACCATCTATATGCTGATGAGTATGGTTAACAAGCGACACACCATCCACCACGACATCTCCACTGGTACCCGTAACATTCACTGTATCACTTGTTACTGTTGAAGTGGTAGAAGTTACTGTCACATCAGTCGCTTCAACGTTGACATTAGTTGCCTTTATGTTAGCATTTGTTCCGGCATCAATGTATGTGTTTGTTGTTTTAATGACCAACGATCCGTCTGGATGAAATTCAATAAACGATCCTGATTTATGACGTATGTGAATTCTCTCGCCCTCTGGGGTGTCATCAATTTCAATAACATGGCCAGAAGTCGTTTGTGTTACCTTATTGTGAGGATATTCCGCAGCATATGGATCGCTAGGTGCTCCTGTTACGGTAACAGTTTTATCAAGGGATGATTCACCTCTAATTAATGGATTGACGTCTCCTTCCTTTGGCATCGAACCAACAACCAATGGGAGCTGAGAGTGGGTCCCATCAAGAAAGATACCAAAGACATTCGAACCAACTTGAACACCAAGATTGTTTCCGAGACCATCTGTTCCACCTTCTGTAATTGGAGCAACAACCTGAGCCCAAGGTAAATCACTGTCGGGAATGTCAATTGTATTTTCACTATGAACACCAAAGATCCTGACCTTTATTCGCCCAAGATAAAGAGGGTCGGTGATACTAACAACGCGTCCAATGAACCACCTTGTTTGATCTCCATAAAAGTCAATGTACGGTTTTGGTATCATACAATATCCGTATAGTTCGCAAGTTTAGATCCAGTCATCTTTACATAATGTTTAAAAGTATCTGTATCCTTTTTGAATGTATGGTGTGTAGCAAATATCAAATAGTCACCAGACTTTTTCTGATCCAGTAATTGATCAGCAAGAGTAGGATCAGGATTTGGGAATGTAAAATGAATTCTCAGATTGTTCCCAACAGTGGAGTGTTCCTCCCCACCAATAAAATCTAGACCCTTTACAGCAAATGTGATTGGAGCATTGGCGAGAAGCTCTTTCATTGCCTGACTTGTTACATTGTTTTTATAGTCAGATAACAACTCACTTTCTTTGTAACTATTAAAAGACGTTTGATCGACATACGCAGAGCTTCCGCCTATCCGTGTAATCTTTCTACTACTAAGTTGATTATATGGCTTCTCATTTAACTTATATCTTGGACCATACATGATGTTGTTTTGATTTCTTGGTAGTACACTGTTCTTAACAAGAGGGTCTAATAGATCTTTAGTCACATCAAATTGAAATGTGTTTCTTCTATTCTTGACAGTATCAATGTATTCATATTGAGCCCCGATCAATCCCCTTTGAATATATCTGTAGAGATTATTAATTTCATTTTGATCAAAACCAAGAAGGATTCTTCGCTTGGCTGTTTCATCATCTGAAAAAAATGGTGTACTCGAATATCGATAAGGTACATCTGGGTTGATTACTGGTGTATTAATAAGTGTTCCTAAATCAACATACTTCAGAGTGTCTGTTATCAATGTTGAAAATAAATAAAACGGATACCCATTAATGGTTGTTGCTCTATCACGAATCCACATCATAGCTTCGATTGGGCTGAGGTTAGGAACAATCAGTTTTACACTTTGAGTATCAACACCAAATTTAGTAATATCTTTGTTCAAGAAATTTGATGCTATTTTTTCAATGATTGTCCCGCATTTGCCATTGTACGACTTATTTAAATTTTGAAGATTGGATTCAAACCCAATGTCCTCAATCAGATTAAAAATATGACCTTCCGATATCTCATTGACCTTTGATGTGGAAAGAATCTCGCTAATGTAAAATGTTTTACTAAAAGGTTTTGCATCTTTACTGCTACAGGTAATTTTGATGAATATTGTCTCACCGCCGATCACATCAGCATTGGTGAGAAATCCTGAATCATCCACCAGCATAATCCTTCCTGTGAGGTATGGAAAATTCAGGTCTTCAAAAATCTCAAGATCCGTTACATTATTTTTCAATTCAATGGAACGATCTAAAAATGGCGATGTGAACAATACCGTATCAAATACAAAATCAGAGATCGTCTCTGGTGCACCCGTAAAACTACTCAACTTCCAACCGCCTCTCTAAAGGATGCAACGACCGTAGGCATAGCTGAAGGTTTGATAATTCGAATCTGTTTTAGATCATCATTTTGAGTAAACATCCTATCAAGATAAGTTATCTCAGTAAGCAAAGCCCCGGGTCCAACTTCAGGATCAATATCAATAGTTTCTCCCGATGCATTTTCATAGTGATGGGCAGATAGGTATTCGAGACCGGTGCTAACTAGTACGATCGATTCCAACTCTTCATCTGAATTTGTGGATGTAATCGTTTCACCCGCAGTAAACTGATTCGTCAGCTGACCGACGACAAGCTGACCAAGGTCTAGGTGTCTGTGATTGATAACAGCTGTTGCACCAGACGTAGACCCTTGAATTGTCTGACCAACCTTAAACTTATCAGTTAGCCTTGTCCTTGTTGTGAGTGTGGTTAAACTGTAATCCTTTTGAGCTTTTGCAATTAACTCCTGATTGGTCACAGGCCATCCACGACCTCTAATTTTGTCGTTTATCAAATAAAATGTCCAATGCAATGTTGGGGTATCATATAAGAAGTAAGACAGACGATCAGGTCTTTGTCCTTCTTCAATATAATAATCCTGGTAAAAGGCAACATTGTTTTTGATTTCATCAAAGATGCTAGAATATACTGAGATGTTTTGAAAGACATCAGGTGTAGTTTCATCCCCAAAGAAATATTCTACATATGGAAAATATCTAAAATAACTCATTAGAATGACCCGGATTGTTGCTGTGCTTGTTCATTGGTTGCAAACCCCAGTGTCTTCTCAATATCACTTCTGGCCAATGGTCTGTGTTCCATAAAGTTCAAGGTTAGATCAGTTTCAATTGGCTCACCGTCATAATGGTAGACACCAGCTGTAGGATTGGTTGTTACTGTAATAGAGTTTAGGAAGCAGTCCAATAATTTACTACCGATTGGAACATATCTCAAATTACCGTCCTCAAATACTCGGGAGAACAATTTAATCCTAAACATGTCTGGATACTTATACGCAATTGGAATAGCTCCACCAATAGGTAGTTCCTCTGGATATGCATGGAATCTAAAATAATTAATTATCTGTTTGACAACTACAGCCTCATCCCGAGACCTTGGGATAAATTTAAATTGAAAAGTAAATTGTCTTATACCAACGTTGGAAAATGTTGTTCTCAAATTAGGGTGAATACTAGCCTGAGCAATCAGTCCCACAGCATCTCTCACACCCTGAGGAATAGGAGCAAAAGAAGCTGCCCTTACAGCTGCGGCCTGAGTCAGAGCCTGACCACCAAAAGCTTTTAAAACATCATCCACCCCTTTAATAAATCCTTCTTTCATCGCAGTTGATGCTGCTTGAGCAACTGATCCACCTTGCTGCATTGTATTGAGAAAACCAGCTCCCGCAATACCCAATGAGGCTGCGTTATTATAACTAAACACATCTGTAACCGTATGCGCCTGAGGAACATACAGATCGACCTTTTTTCCAGTTGCATCAACTTGATAGCCCGAGGCCTTGAGAGACTTAGTTTCTGGAGGATCTACTCGATTTCCAGTGGCATCAATATCCTGATCCCCTTCTCTTTTCCATTTCAATAAGGATTTGAAGTCACCCCGAATTGTGGGAGGATTAGTTTTGATGATCTCAAATTGGATCTTTGCATTGTACCTGTCTCTGTCGTCAATCGGATACTCATATCGACCAGGCTTATAATCTTCAACGGCCATGTAGAAAACCTATAGATAGAATTAGTTTAGTTTTATTTATAATCAAATATGGCATATTCAGGTAAATACCAAGTTATCAATCGAGACAAGTATAAAGGCGATCCTGATAAGATCGTCTACAGATCCCTGTGGGAAAAATATTGTTTCATCTGGTGTGACACGAATCCAAAGGTCAAGGCTTGGAGCTCTGAAGAAATCATCATCCCATACTATTATGATGTAGACAAAAAATACCATCGGTATTTTCCTGATTTAAAAATTGTGACAGAAGAGAAAACACTTCTTATTGAAATCAAGCCAGACAAAGAAACCAAACCTCCAACAGGAGAGAGACGGACGAAAAGATACATCAATGAAGGTTTGACATATATTAAGAATATGAACAAGTGGGAAGCTGCCGAAGAATTTTGCAACGATCGCAATTGGGAGTTTCAGATCTGGACTGAAGATACGTTGATTGAGATGGGATTGCTTCCTAAGAAAATGCCTGGTAAAATTAAAAAGCCTCTAAAAAGAATGCAGCCATACCGTAAGAAAAAATCTAAAAAATAACTATAAATACTTTCATGAGCAACCTATTTCAAAAGCTAGAAATCGAGGCATTCCGAGCTGGTATTCAGCCTCGTACAAAAGAATCTATGGATTGGTTTCGAAGGAAAGCAACTCAGCTAGGCCGCGTCGGTAAATCTGTTATGAATGATGAGGCTGTTAAGCTCCAAAGCAGCATGAGGGATCCAGTTGGAAATATGTACATGTTCTTCTATGATCCCAAACATAAGAAGACATTGCCATACTATGATAAATTTCCCTTGATCCTTATGATTGGTCCAGCTGACGGAGGATTCTATGGATTGAATCTTCATTATCTTCCTCCCGTGCTCAGGGCAAAGGTTCTAGATGCTGTATTGGCGGAAGATAATAAAGGGGTTGCTGTCAAAAGAATTCCTAAGAAGTATATTCAACCAATGATTAAGCATTATCTTAACAGTCATGTAAAAAGTAGATTTGCCTTGGTTGATAAACCTGAATGGGAAATTGCAACATTTTTACCAACTGCACAGTTTGAGAAACTAACAGCGTCTCAGGTGTACACTAGATCGAAGAGAATGATAAAGTAATATGGCAAACATAAGCGAACTCAAATCACTTGCTTCCGTTACATTTGGTTTTGCCAGAAGCAATAACTTTCTCGTTGAACTTCCGTCAATCGGAGGTGCTGGAGGATCAAGTTCTAGTCAAAAAAGAGAACTCAATCTTCTTTGTAAAAATGCCCAGCTTCCAGGTAAGCAAATTTTAACTGTTGATCGTGTTATTGGTATGCAGGCAGAAAAAATTGCATATGGATATGCTGTTGCTCCTGTTAGTTTCTCATTCTATGCCATGAATGATTATTTCATTCGCAAATATTTTGACAGATGGCTTGACCTAATGATGAATGAGGATAATGGATTAGTGGGATATAAGAAGCCATCTGGGTATGGTGGATACAGAAGTACAGGATATGCTGCCGCAATAAAAATTCATCAATTAAGAAAACCTCAGATTGGTATCAATGCTAATGTTGGACCAATCCAGATTAACGTTGGGGCAGGTGGAGGTTCAGTATACAGTATTGAGCTCGAAGATGCATTTCCGACTCAAATCCAATCAGTAGAATTTTCAAATGACTTGGACGGTCTTGTTGAAGTGTTTGTTGAATTTTCATATACGAAGTGGAAGGCAATTAAGCCTTCACAAAACTTTATCAATGTAAACGTGGGTGTATAATGGAGAAATTATGGCTATACCATCACTAAATTCGTCACCAAAGTATACGGTACAAATTCCGTCTACTGGTGAAACAGTAAGGTTTCGACCTTTCCTTGTGAAAGAACAAAAGGTCTTGTTGTTGGCCTATGAGTCACAAGACAAGAAACAAATTATTGGAGCAATCCTTGATACGATTAAATCATGTGTTGAGGGTGATATTGATGTTTATCAATTGGCTACCTTTGATGTTGATTATCTGTTTACTCAGATCAGAGCAAAGTCGGTTGGAGAAAAAGTAGATATTGGATTAAAGTGTAGTCATTGCGAGACTCAAAATAATCAAGAGATCAATCTTGAGGATGTAAAGATTGATGGTAAGAAAGAGTCTAGTGTGATCAAACTTACTGACGAAATTTCAATTAAAATGAAATATCCTAACTACGAGAAGTTCATGAAGAACAATGATATCTTTGAATCGAAGACATCAACTGACATCATTATGAACATCATCATCGCAAGCATTGAATCGATTATGACAGAAGAAGAGAATGTTCTTGCTGCAGATGAAAGTAGTGAAGACCTGATGAACTTTGTTGAGTCGATGACTGCAGCTCAGTTCCAATTGGTATCTGACTTTATGGAAGAGATGCCAACAATGAAGTTGGATGTAAACTTTAAGTGTGTAAACTGCAGCAAAGACAATACAGTAACATTACAAGGAATTGACGATTTTTTTTAATAAGTCTCTCTCATGAATCGCTGGAAAACTATTTTAAAACAAACTTCCAGCTGTTGCAGAATTTTCATTATTCTCTACATGAGATCGAAGATATGATCCCTTGGGAGAGAGAAATTTACTTAACAATGTTAATTACAGACATTCAAGAAAAGAACGAAAGAGCACAACAAGGAATGCAATAATGGCAATAACTCTTGCTGATGTAAACGCACAGCTAGTCAAGCAGAACGAGCTCCAGGAAGAACAGAACAATCTTTCTGCCGCACAGGTCGGCGCTATTGCTGGGATGGCCAGTGGACTATCCTCTTTAATTGATACGTTTAAATCTGATCAAATGGATCAGCTTGAGGCTGATCGGGAAAAACGAGCAGAAGAACGTAGGGTAGTGAAAAGTACTACTCCTAAGGCCGATAACAAGAAAGGACTTTTTGACTTCTTACCCGAGGGTGGCTTATTTGGTTTAGGTGCAGGGCTTGCCAAATTCTTACCGAAGTTTCTTTTGGGCAGAGCTCTGCCAGCGTTATTGGCAAAAATGTTTGCAGATGAAATTGCTGACTATGTTGAGTCAGCCACAGGCAGTAAAGATTTAGGCGATGCAATCTATAGAGGATTGAATCTTGGAGCATTGGGTCTTCTTGTAAGTAGAAAATTAGGAATAGTAGGGTTTTTTGCCGGTGCCTTGCTCACAAGTGAAAACAGACAAAAGTTAGAAACTCTGGGTGGGTCTCTCACAGAATTAGGTACTAAGATAGGACAGTTTTTTGATCCTGAATTTGGATTACCATCATTTGATCAAGCTTTTAAATTTGTAACTGAAACATTTGGTAGAGCATTAGATTTCTTGATATCTGGTACCTCATACATAACAAATTTAATGAAGGATGACAAGACAGAAGAAGATCTAAAAAAGATGGATCAAGATCTGGATATCTTGGGTGACAATTGGGATGACTTTGGAATTGCTATTGCTGGCCTTGCTGTAATGTTTAAACCGTTTGGTACCGTAAGCTTAATATTAAAAGCAATAGCCGCTCCATTTAAGATGGCATATAAAGGACTTAAAGGATTAGCTGGTCTAGTTCTTGGTGGTACGGCTATCAAAGAATTTGGTAAAACACAAATGGGTGAGATGAGCAAAGGTGAATTGCAAAAGATGAATACCAAGCAGATTCAAGGAATGTCTGCAGATGATATTAAAAAATTGGAAGGTGAAGGCTATAAGGTCAATCAAAAGACCGGCGCTGTAACAAATCTCAAAGGACAAGCCGTATCGGCTGATCAGGTTCGTGGCTCCATGTCCCGACTGGGTATGGAAAATCCATTAAACCAAGCCGCAGCTAAAAAATATAGCAGATTCGGAAAACTCCTCAAGGTTGGGAAGAGTATACCATTCCTTGGCAGTCTGTTATCAGCAGGATATCTTGGTGCAATCTTACTGAGTGATGCATCCGACGAAGAAAAAATAAAAACCATCGGTGGATTATTTGGTGGTGTTGCTGGTTCATTAGCCCTTGCCGGAATAGGTTCTTTAGCAGGTCCATTCGGTACAATTGCTGGAGCGATTGGTGGTGGATTGGCAGGTGATCAATTGGGTCAATGGTTTGCTGGATGGTTAATGAATAATAATGGCAAGCAAGCTGGTACTGAAAGTGTTGGGGACTATGGTGAGTTTGGTAATTTAGGTAACGACCTTAGTGCACCCACTTCCCAAGCATCCGCTCCATATGCACCAATGTCAGGAACAATACTAAGAGATGTTGCAGATCAAAGTGTGGCAATGCAGAATACATCCGGTGGAGTTAATATGCTTGACACTAGTGATAAGAGTATTACAGTTAACAACAGTAGTGGGGTAACCATGGCAGGACCAATGGGTACCCCATTTGATACTTACAACAAGTATGTACTGTACGCTTAGTCGTCGTTAGCCAATTTGGCGAAGTACGACATAGTGTCGTCTTCATCAGTGTCAAACGGAATATCATCCGCTGTGACAGGTTCTAACTTAGCCGGAACAGGTTCATTCATTTGAGCCTCTTGCTTCATAGTAAGAGTGCCAGCTTCTGCCTCTTCACCAAGAACCTTCATTAACTTAGCCTTCAACTCATCATAAGTCTTGTAGTTAGTAGGATCATTGAACTCCTGTAGAGGATTCAGTTGACTATAGATTGCTTCCAATTCTTCATCAGATGCAAGCTGTGATGGAGACTCAAACTCAGACTTATCATAGTTGCGATAGCCTTCTACGTTACGAATCTTCAACTTAAAGTTTGCACCTTGCCAAAAGTCAAATGGATTGATTGGATCTTCATCTTGGAATGAAGGCTGCATAACATCCATAATCATGTCAAAGATTTTCTTACCAAACTGATAGAGGAATACCTTACCCTCATTCTCAGGATTAGATGGATCACTAATAACCTGGATATTGGTTACGTAATGAAGACGGCGCTTCTGATCACGAGCCTTCTCTTTGTTAGCCTCAATACCTGAGTTCCACAGACGTGAATTCAACTCACCGACGGGATCTGGTTGACCGACAGAAGTCAAAGACTTCTCAATGTACCACATTCCTGTAGGACCCTTGAATCCATGATCCCAGTAACGTACCCATGGAAGGTCTTCACCTTCTGGTGCAGGTAGGAAACGGAAGACTGCATATCCATTACCAGCCTTGTCAACTGTAGGCTTCCAGAATCGGTCATCCCCATAGGATTTCTTTTCTTGGGTTCCACCGACTGCATCGGCTGCTTGAACAAGCTTAGAGATTTGATCGCGATTACGCTTTAGATTTTCGAATGACATCGTATTGTCCTTATATTGCTGAAATATGTTACTGTATTATACACTATATTTGTACCGATGGGTACACTATTATATAGACTAGTCGAACCTAAGTTCATTAGTTCTTGGCAAGAAATTTAATCGTCTTGCCTCCGCTTCAAGTTTATCCTTAATAATTGGATTAATAAACTTTTTGCAGTCTTCAATCTCAATGGAGTTCTGTTCACATAACCATACTATTGCATCCATGTAAGAGAGTTTTTTTTCAATCACCGTTCTTTCGACAAGCTTTGAAAATTTTGCTCTGGTTAAGAAGTTTTCCTCTACACTCATTTTGTTCTCTTCTTCCTCTTCGCTTTTTGATTGTCCTTAAATTGCTCAAGGTCTGTAATCATTTTATTGACACACTTGATTCTCCGAGACAACTCTCGCTTACCAAGGTGTCCGTAGGCAGCCTTTGCATCCTTACATGCTCCATTATGAGCATCTTGATACTCAGGTAATAGACGTTTGAGATATTCAATAACAGGTCCAACAGCCATACCTTTCAGCTCATGGATACGGAAGGCTGCAACAATATCAAGACATGTACCTTCATCATTAATCCACTCCTCTTCCAGCTGATCAATATCCCGCATTATCGTATTATTGATCTTCATCGCAAGCCGTTGTTGTGGGGTATATACTTTTTTATTCTTTTCCTCACTAAGAGCAGCTTTTGTGCGTTGAATACCCTTGCCTTTTGCTACCAATGTGTCAATATATTCTTTGACCTTATCGCCCAGGTCCTTATATTTTTCCGGAAATTCATATCCATTATTCATCCAATAACAAGCAGCGACAATGCTACCGTACGCAGAGAAATTCCACTCGGCATTTAACATAGCAGCACTATAATCTTCTTTTGAATAATTATTTTTGATATAGTTTTTGAGAAGCTTTGATCTGTCCTTCTCATCCAAGCTGTAGTGAAAATAATAATCAACTTTATTCCAATCACCATCAGTGGGAATATTACGGATACCTGTTTTCAATACACCTTTGTTAGTAGCCATCAGTTACGTCTCATCGTTGCATAATCTACTGGATCATCATCCTTTCCTACTGGGACGATATTGCTTTTGTGGAGGGTGGCGAGACCGATAATGTAGTCCCCTGAATATTGTTTTCTTTCTCTTTTTGCGGTGCTTTGTGAGTAGAGTTGGTATTGGGTGAGGGACGGAGTGTGCTCAGGTGTGCGTACATATTTCCTGCTCGGAACATATTCTTTGAATTCCTCGATCTTTGAAGTTGGAGCTTCGAACTTCTTAGCTCGTTTTAGCTCACTACTATATATACGTAACGCATTTTCACGCGCAAGCTTTTTCCGTCTGCTTACTGCCATTCATCATATCCTTTCATTGCCTGGTAGGTATCTATAACACCTGATCCTTCCAAAGCATTATACACTTCCTTTTCGTCCATGTAAACAGAATTTTCAATAGCTAGGCGAGCGGCCACTTTGCGCTCACGGTCAACTTTCTTAGCAACCCTCTTGATTAGCTGGAGCCGTTGTGATTTTGTCATAATGTAATTTCCTCTCATATTCATGTCTAAGTTCTCTGAGGTTTTTGATCATCTCTTCCACCTCAGATGTTTTATTACTAACCTCTTCTAGGAATCCAAGTTCCTCGTCAACTTGATCTATTTTTTTAATAATTTCTTCATGCGTCATATTACCAGACCAGTTACAGCTTGAACATAAGCCTTCTGGAATTCCTCATTTGTTGGAGTGATAAACACATAGTTGCTGATTGTGATCTTTCGAGTCTGTAATTGACCAGAAACACAAACACCTTTTGCAAAACCTAGCCCTTGCTCGTTCTGCATCAATACACGTGGATCTTCAAGAGAGATCTCCCCGTCCTTTCCATTAATGTATTTACCTACAATTTCTCCTGCTAGAGAAAAAACTGTTACAATATCACCTTTTTGCATTACTCATTCCTTCTTACATATTGGCCCCGGTGGAGGGAATCGAACCCCCATTAAGGGTTTTGGAGACCCCTGTGTTGCCATTACACCACACCGGAAATGGGACTGTCTTTATGGCGCAGTCATTCCAAAAATAAAAGCGGAACGGGTGGATTAGGGTAACCACCAAGGGGGTACGATCAGATGTACCTTTCTACATAGACCCCCAACAACTCGCAACCCCGCTAAGGGTGTGGACGCTATCCCTTTGAGTCTACCTTACCCGCCATCTGCGACAGGCATTCGGTCACGTTCCTATCGGTGTTGCAATCACCGAACTCTGGTCGGAGTAGATGGATTCGAACCACCGACATCTGCCTCCCAAAGGCAGCGGTCTACCAGACTGACCTATACTCCGTAAAAAGTGAACAGTTTGTATGCACATGTTCAGGTGCAGCCTGTTGTCAGGTCTTCAAGCCTGATGCCTAAGCAGCGCAGGAACATAGAATTAGTGAAGGTTCCGATATCACCCATCGTCACCTACAACCGTTGAGAGAGGTACGAGGTCCCACCTTACGATCGGTGGGTTCGTGGTCCAAAGACCTCTCTGATTTGCTCTGGAGTGGACGACAGGAATCGAACCTGCCTAAAACTGATTTGCAGTCAGTCGCCTAACCTATCAGCCACGTCCACGAAAATGTTTTGGCTGGCATGACAGGGTTCGAACCTGTGACCGGACGGTTAACAGCCGTCTACTCTACCAACTGAGCTACATGCCACCAAAACACTCTAAACTACCAAATGAGGATGAGGACTTATTTTGGCTGCCTCGTTTCCTCATTTGATGTAAACATTATAATGTAGTTCAATACAAAAGTAAACAATTATTTTTAAGTATTTTATTTATTATTTTTCAATGGTTTACAACATATTATTAAATATGGTGCCCTCACCCCGATTCGAACGGGGAACCCCAAACTTAGAAGGTTTGTGCTCTGTCCAATTGAGCTATGAGGACAATTATCGTTCGAACCGAGTTACTTCTGTAATGATCATATCTATAATATCATTAACCCAAGTAACATCAACCCCGGCTCCCTTAAACATAAAATAAGCTGCTGCTAAAAGTACAATAAACAAACCATATTGAGCAACAAATTTAACAACAGCTGAAAATAGACCAATTAGGACTGCTACCACCACTACGAGAGAGGAGAGAGATATTAGCAGTGATAACAGTTCTGATTGATCCATTACACAGGCTCTGTATTCAAATAAGTATCAACAATTTCTTTAAAATCTTCGAGAGATATTTCTCCGTACATATCCAGATCTATCTGCTCTCCCGAATCCCTAAAACGCATCTGACGCTTCACAATTTGCCCAGTATTGTTGGACACAACCTCATACGTCAAACCTTTATATGCATATATTGGATTACCCTTCATAATGCTGACACTACAACATATTCTACAACGGCAACCACAATCATCAAACCTAAAAATTCCATTACACTCCCTCCAAAAGTTCATAATATTTTTTAACAACTTCATCATACTCGATGTTGAAGTTAAGGGCAACCTTATTAAAAGCCTCTACTGGCTCACCGAGGTCTTCATAATTCTCTGTTTGAGAAATGATTGCTTCCCTGATCGCATCTTCGCGAATAGATTGTACAAGATCCATAAATTCGTTACCTCTCATTACACTTCCTCCAAATATGCATACTCTTCGTAAGGAAGAGGCTCACAATCATCAGGCAAGCCCTTCTTACACTCAGCCATGAAAGCCTCTGCGGCCTTCTCCTCTTCGTACTGAAGACGAAGCTGGTAACAGATATTCTCGTAGGTCTGTTCCAGATCTTCAATATCCATCTCGTCCCAAGCAAGACGCATGCGGCAACCGTACAAGTCCTTTGACGCGTCGCTGATACCATTGATCAGCTCGTTACGCTTGAAATCTTCGGCCGTAAAGACACCGATATCAGCCCAATAGCTCATGTCGTCTGTATAGTGCGACATCCACAGCCCAGGCTCCTGAGCCATCATCAGGTCCGCTTTAGCGTTCAAGGATTCGATGTGCTGAAGTAATGTAGTCATAATTGCTCTCCTCATTTGATGTAACCATTATCTTACCACTCAAAGAAAATGTCTACAACTTTTTAACTTTTTTTGCTGAAAACTTTTTTGTTAGATTTCAACAGTTTATATTCATCTCGAAGAATAGTTTCAAGTTCATAAGCTTCTTTTTCCCATGGAAGATTCATGTACTCATCTAATGTAGTGTACATGGCAATATGTTCTTCACCTTTCCATTTTTTTAATGCTATGAACTTTGTATCTTTGAGCTCATTTCTGGCATGCTGCTTGACATGAACCATTTCATGACAAACAGTCTCAATCATGTCGTCTGTACTTTCTTTTGCATCAATCTCAATGACAAACTCTCTGTTTGTGACAGAGAGACAGAAACCACTATGATATTCTAAATCATTTGATAATTGGATACAAATGTCAAGTGTCTTCATTCGAGGCATCAGTCGTTCAATACAAAAATTGACTACATCTTCTGCTAATGCTCGTTTCTTTTTTGTGGAACCCCAAGCGATAATTTGATTCATATTCTCTCTCCTTTTATAGGAGTATAAACGATCGTATCCTGAATTACAACCCCTTGCTTGTATTTTTTCAAAGTTTTTTTGATTGCATCTTCCGGTGAAGTGTTCATCCACTTCAAGTGATGCCAGTCATCACATCCCGGCATTGTGAAGAATACTTTACAGACTGTATTCATACAATCAGTTCTTCTGCATTGAGCTTGAGAACCATCAGGTTGGCATAGATCTCTTTGATAAGAGGAGCCACATCTTCCTTTTCCAGGATGTCGGTCAAAGGCCATTCGACTCGACGCTCTAACATTGATTCAATTTCTTCGATTGTGTTTATCACTTCATTCATGCTACATTCTCCAAACGCTTTTGTTCAATCATAGGGTTAACTAGGTCGCGGCGAAGGTATCGATAGATTGTCTGAAAACATTCACCATGGCCTCGATCTGAGTTCTGCTTGTTCTTTATGTACTCAGGGAACCAGCAGTAGTACGTGTACTGAATAAAATGGGATACCTCATGCGCTACAAGACAAAGAAGAATGTCATGATTGTCCTTTACTTCAATACGACCAATGACAGGATCTTTATTGAATCGAGCATACTCTGACCATGCAGAGTTACCAAACTGCCAGCACAATGCATTGATCTTGATCATATTCTGACCAGCCCATGAACGTCCATCGCGACGAGCATAGACTTTGAGACACTTGACAGCATTTTTTACTGCTGTCTTAGGAAGATTCAATTCATACTGTTTCTTCGAAAGATGACGAACACAAAGCTTGACAATGTCCTCGACGATCTTTTCTTTTTCGCGTGCAATGCTCATTAGCGAACCACCTTAGCAGTTGCATGAATTTCACCAGCAACATTATCACACAAACGAGCTAGTCGAATACCTTTCTTCATCGCTTCCAGCTTAGTACGGGCAAAGAGAATAAACGACTCACAGTACATTGCATCTTTACCATTCACTCGAACATCAAACTTACTCATATATCTCTCCTTCATTTGATGTAGCCATTATCCTACATTATAAAAAAAAGAAAACATGTTTTTAATAAAAACAAATGATAAAGAAATCAAGTGGTTATGAAGCTTTCTTACCTTTGCTGTGAAGTTCTACTCTAACATTGTCGGAAACAGGGAACTTAATATTATTATGATTATGGTGCAAAACAAATTCCACCTGGTTAAATTCTTTGAACATATTTGTCCAGATCGGTCTCCAGTTGTTGGCCAACCGGTTTGTGTTCATGTCATCGCGAGGAGAAGGAAGATAAAAATCTGTGCACGATCTCAAATTGAAATCAAACATCGAATCAAATCCCCACATATGAACAATATCTGGTTTGAACTTTGTGCAGCCAAAGTGAGTACACATGTGGCCACAGTTGAAATCAGTATAGTTTGCAACATACTTAGGAAGTGTTAGATAAAATTCTTTGATCCTAGGTGCAACCTTCATGTAAAACCCAGGATTCTTTTCCATCCAAATCTTTGGTCTCATCCCAAGAATCCAGTTACCTGGAGCTTCAATCTCCCCTTCTGTAATTGCTTTCATCATCTTAAAATCAACAATTATGGTTCCATAAGCATTCTCTACAGGAAATGGTGGAATGTTACAGGTCAGGTTTAGCCCTTTGCGAGGTGCCTCGTTATAAAAATGTGCATTGTCACCATTGCCAACAATGTGTACAACCCTAGGCATTCATTTGTCTCCTAATTTCATCTTTGCCTTTCTGACCTGTCCAGTGAGTTATTAGTTCACCTTTTGGCCTTCGGCCATCAATAATATCTAATCTGAGCACATTATATTTGTGCGGAAGGTCTTTTATATATGACATCTTTGTAATTGGATTTAACATTGTGTGGAGGACTTCTTGGTCTCCCCGAACAGTTGTTTCTTCCACCTGTTGGTCCCACAGTTTAAGAATCTGTGGCTTACCTTGAAAGGCGACAATTCCTGAATTATGCCAAATCTCTTGTCGGCGCTTTGTCCAAGGATGGTCGATAACCATAGACAACTTCTCCGGCTCAACCTCTTCGAAGATGCTACTGATATCCCCGTGGACCTGACAGTCTGTATCAATCCAACAGGTTTTATCTGCTGGACAATGAACCATTGATTTTGGTTTGAGGAACCATCCCTTGCCTTTGAACTTCGATAAGTCTAAGACACCGACTGCTTTGGTTTGAATGTATTTTAGCATATCGGAGGAGATGCCAAAGTTTGCAAAGACCAACGGAGTATTATTATGTTTTTCGTAGTTCTCTACAAACCATGGCAACATCCATTCTGTATTCTCATCACATCCTGTTAAAAAGGCTTCAGAGTATCTCATATGTTTCACCATAATTATGTTTTGCCTGGCAGCCCACTTCATTCTGAATAGTTGTGAATGTATCACGAGCTTCCACCGGCCATGGATAAAATTCTTTCAGGTTAGGAAAGTTATCAAGATTGATAAAAACATCTGTCGGTCCAGCATTTCTCAACGCCTTCTCGATCAGCTGCCGAGCTCCGGCCGGTTCAATATAATATCCATGAGCTCCTGGAAAGTATCTCTTGGAAACAAGAGGACCTTCTCCTAATACTTGAGGAGTATTAAACCGACCATAAGAAGGCTTACCAAGATTGACAATTGGACTTTGAAATAGAGAGGGCAATGAGTTAACAAAAATTGCATCGTGTTCAAGAATTACAAATGGTTCTTTACTCTCAGCACATTTTTCCCATAAGGCAAAATGAGAAAGAAATGCAGCCAAACAATTATTGAACCGAGAATACTTTTCTTCAAAATTGTCGATTGGTATTTGTTTTTCTGATGAAATCTTTACGGGACTATCACTCGGGGTGAATGCCCTATACTTGATTACATCGATACCAAATAACTTTCCGGACTGAATACAACGATCGGCCGACTTTACAGATTTATCATTATCAAAGATTGTAATTACATATGCTTTCATGATGTTGTTGAGGGTGTTCCCTGCACCTTTGTATAAAATGTCTTTGTTACACCAAGCATGCTACCAACAAGTTGTTTGCACATTAATGCATCATTTGGCCACGCTCCATACTCATCCACGAGCTCGAGCATCTTTCTAGCACCTTTTGGTTTAATTATATATGCACTATTTCCAGCCAGACCTTGAGGAACTGTAACCTCATCAATTACTGGAACTTGTTGAATAAAGTCATTATTTCTTCGAATAACGTCATAGTATTGCTGTGATCTTCTCGTTGCACCAAGAGGATTGTTGATTCCAACAATTTGATACTTGTTATCCAATATTCTAAGAAGATCGAGGTCTCTGACGAAAATAGCATCATGCTCAAGAATCATATACGGATCCTTACCTTGGGAACATTCCTTCCAAAGAATATAATGACTAAGGAAGCATGCAATCCGTGTCTTTGGGTTGGGTGTTTGGTATGGATTGAGCTTCAAGCCTGAAGCAAAGTCGATTGTAGGACTGTCCCAAGGATACGTCCATTTGATTCCATACTCTTCCATCAGATCGTCAACTTGATCTGGAGTGATAGCATCAAATGTTTCAATGAAGATCTTTGTAGACTTCATACATTTCTCAGCAGCTGCTTCAGAAACTTTATTATCTTTAATTACGATAATACTTGACTTCACTTTGTACCTTCGACAACAATCGATTCGTATTCACGCAGACCGTCAACCAGATCAACCCCGTCTAGTTCTTTGTGTTCACTCTTTGCATACCAACATTGTTTGACATCTTGGAATCCTACTTTTTCATGTTGGTTAATAAGCATCTCAAGTGTGGGTACCCAATAGTGACCCTGTTCTGTTAGACTACGTTGAGAGATTCGATTTGCGGCACCAAGGAATGTATCGCGATTCCAGATCTTACGGCAATAGTTCTTTGTAAACTCACTATGATCATCGCGATGGTTTTCATAGAAAGTTCTACTCGGTGCAACAGTACGAATAATACCACCGGGCTTTAATACACGAAGACACTCGGTTAAACAATGGATCCCTTGTTTCTCATATACATGTTCAATCATATGTTCACTAAAGATGTAATCGATTGAGTTATCTTCGAATGGAAATGTTTCTGTAACATTGAGCTCAATGATCTCATATCCCTCTGCTCTCATCTCTTCAAACCAGTCGAGTGTCTTTTGTTTCTTTGTATGGTCAGAATTAATCCAACCTTTCTTTGGTTCTCTGCCACAACCAAGGACAAGCTTTTTCATTTTAAACTCCAAAATGTCTATCAAAAAGTGGAATGTTACTGTTATATATTTGCCTGCATCGACCAGCAACATGTACTACAGGCGTATGTTGAGAATATTCATTCTCTCTTAGAAAGCACGCATCTCGGCGATCAATCATTTGATAATCTCCTAATACCTTCTCAGTCATTAGATTAAGAGCATATTGATCTCTACCTGGGATCGTATTTCTATATTGTTTACGATAAGCCTGTGGATCAATCTCACGAAGTTTTTCAATTGATTCGCGTGTAAATATTATGATTCCACTGTTAAAGTAGGTATTCCCCCATTTCTGGTACTCCGGCCGGGACTTTGGAAGTGGATCATCTACTTCTTTACATGCTGAAAATGTATTATATTTTTCGAATACATTTACCTTGACGTCTTGGATAAAAACATCAGCGTCAAGAAATACAATACGATCATAGTCGTCATATTCATTTGTTTCAAGTACGCGAAAGACTTCCCACTGAGGATCAAATCCCTTGAAGTAGTTTTGCGTTTCGCGCTGGTAATCCCATTGAATATTGGATGCATACCTTTGAACTGTACCAACCGCTTTTTCATATAATGATGCTTTTGATTCGTGTAGATTTTTTTCAACACTAAAATGCTGTAGAATTAAATTTTTCATATTACCATTTAGGTGAGTTTGTTACATTGTCAAACAACAGGTAGTCCTTACACTGCTCAGCAATGAACTTAACATCATCAATCAATCCTTCATTTAAAGTGATTGGTTCAAAACCAAGGGACTTCAAACCTTCGTTGACAACACTAAGGTCGTTAACAGGAGCCTCCTTACGAGGGTTGTCCAAATACTGAATTGCTGCCCCATACCTAGTTGCAATCATGTCAGCCAACTCATTGACCTCTTGGACTTCAGAAACCTGGTTAAAGATTCTCACTCTTGATGTATCTTCAGGTGGTGTCTGGCAAGCCAACATTACACAGTTTGCTGTATCTTCTATGTGGATAAATGCTCTCTTCTGTCCACCGACACCATAAACAGTCAACGGATGATCAACTGCAGCCTGAGAAATAAATCTATTCAATACTGTACCGTAAAGACCATCGTAATCAAATCTGTTAACAAGTTGCGGATCAAGACGCGTCTCTTCAGTCTGTGTTCCCCAAACAATTCCTTGATGGAGATCTGTAATCTTCAACTTCCAATTTTTGTTATAGAACTGAAAAAGAATCTGGTCGAGAGACTTCGTCATATGATAGACACTACCAGGATTTGTTGGATATAAAATATCTACCTGTTCATTGGTCTGGTTGATAGTGATATCCAAATATCCTTCCGGAATATCCCCAAACTCTTTTGAATAACCATAGACACCCATCGTTCCTAAATGGACGAGGTGAATATCTTGATCAACATCGACAATAGCATTTAATACATTATGTGTAGCAACAACATTATTATCAACTGTGTATCGTCTCTCTTTGTTCGAGATCATTGAATAGGGAGCTGCCCGTTGTTCAGCAAAATGAACAATTGTGTCTGGTTTATGCTTCTCTACATGGCTAACGAACATCTCGTAGTCTGTAACATCAACATTAATAAATTCAATATTGGCGTTGAGTATTTGATTAGCTACCTCGACTCGAGTGGTGATTGAGGAGATATTTGTTAACGAATTACTTTTTGTTTCAACATCAATCTGTCGTCGGGATAAGTTGTCAAGAATGAATACCTTATGGCCATTCTTGGCCAGTTTTAATGCTGTTGGCCACCCACAGAATCCATCTCCGCCAAGAATAAATAATTTCATGTGTATAATTCCTTAATGTATTGCTTTTTTCCACCAGTATAATGTACAAAATTTATTTCTTCTGGTATGAATCCTTCATTGAATCTCATTCGAGGAAAGCAGTTCCATTTCAATGGTAGTTCCTTATAGTTCAGGTGTTTGATGATCTGTCCGTTGAAATATGGTTGATCAAGAGAAAAATGATCAACGTTCTTTATCCACTCGGTGCACGGCAAGAATTTTTCTTTTGCTTTATTCAGTCCTTCTCTCGACCAAAGCATTACACCACTATTGAACATTAAATATTCAGCTTTCACTGTCTGAGGTTGAATAAATGGTATATTATATACCTTTGTGATAAGCTCCCAGGTATTAACATATTCTGGTTTCATGAATAGAGGTTCAACCTTCATTCCATTTGCTCGATGCTCTGGGACTAGAGCAGCGTCCTCAATCTCTATATCAAAAATGTTTTCAATAAAGTTTTCAACAATAACATCGGTGTCAACATATAATACTCGATCATAATATTTAAATGTATCGAGGTAGATCATCTTGAGCTTTTCGAAGTAGTGGTTATTGCAGAATTCATATTTTTCGAAGAAGAAATAATCTGCGCCAGTTACTTCTGCATACTTTTTAAATTTTTGTTGACTGATACCTACCCACTCTGGTTTTGGGCCCATATGATATTGAAATATAGCTTTCTTCATCGAAAAGTTGATACCACAGACTTGTCTGGGTTTGCCCACCCAGAAATGCATCGATGGTTATTATCTCCACTGAGTATTTGCCACCAACCATATTCAGCAGCAATTAATTTCTTTTCTTCGTGCAGCTTATATACCCGATCAATATCTAATAGATCGTTATGATGGATAATCAATTGATCAAATAGAAAATGATTATGGTAGTTATTACCACGCTGCTCCTGTATCTTTGTAAATCCTGAATCACTAATCGAAAGACAGGCAAACCCTATTGCTCTTTTATTTTGATAACTATCCTTGACATATTGTCCGAACATAGCCTGTCTATAGGTAAGAGTATCATATCTACACCTGACTATTATATCATACTTTTGTGGTAAAGTGCTAACTAATTTACAATGGGCAAGTATTTGTTTTGTTTGGTGAGAAGAAGTTTCCTTGAATTTTGGATTTATTTTTGCCTGACGAACTGCTTTAGCAAGTTTACCGGATTCCTTTGCAACTTCTATATCAATAAAGGGGTGGTAATGCATCTTCGGTTCGTCAAAGAATTCAACAGCAAAGTCTCGGAAGTACTTTTCAATAATGGACTCATATCCTTTCCATGATCCATAGTAAAAATCAGCATCAGGAAAGTTAATTTTGAGGTTGTCATAATTTCTTCTTAGGTCTCTGTTGTTTACTCCTGATCTGGGAGCACCAGAGACACATACTGCTACTTTCATCGTAAGTCTTTAAAGATCTTTGGTATTTGGTATCTACTGTCATTGACATAATGTGCAAAGTTACAAGGATAATCCTCGTTTCTTGTTGGGAATCTATTCCATTCAATTCCAAGCTCAAGGACATCAAAATTGTGTCTACTCCACATTGCGTTCATGTATGGCTGATCCAAACAATGTGAACTGTGGCCACCAACATTAACCCACTTCTTATCTAACCACGCATTTCTAAACTCGAACCATTCTTCATGATCGACAAACAGTTCTCTTGCTTTTAGTCTAGCCTGCTTTGACCATAACATTACACCCGAGTTGATCATCCTCAAAGGAGCATTTGTACTCTTTGCTGGAATGATCGGAGCTCCAAAATGAGCAAATCTTTGAGTCAGTGGTCCTGATGGCTGCCAATTAATCTGAGCTGTAATGTCCGGGTGTCTATACTCAGGCCAACCAGCAACATCGATTACAGGCAAGTTGAACACGTTTGCGTCCATGTTTTTTGGCATGACATCTACATCACAATACAGTACATTCTCATATTGATCAAAGATAGGATCTTTAAATATTCTTGTCACTTCAAAATAATTGGAACGAGACTCAACAAATCTATCTGTCATGAAGTGATGATCAGCATCATGTTTCTTAGCATATTCTTTGAAGTGTGCAACTGAATATTCAGCCCACTCAGGCATTCCCTCTGTAGGATAATGTCTACTCTGCTTACCTATCCCATTATAGTTTAGATAATATTGGAAGATTGCATTCTTAGCCATTCTTTTTCAACTCTATAATAAAACTATCTGGCTCTCCAGTCTTTGATCTAAAGTCGTGTTCCGTCATTTCCAGATTATATTGTTCTTTGAGATTGTTCAACGAGTTGATAAACATATCCTGTTGAAATTGATTATACCTCTCAGGATATTTTTGAATCCAGGCGTGCTTCATCTCACCCATCGTCATTTTGTCAATCGGCCAAACATCTTCGATGACATACGTACCCCCGGCTGCAAGAAATGAAATAAAGTTTTCTAGTGTTTTCTTGTTTGCTTCTGGAAAATGAGCTCCGTCATCAATAATAATATCAAATTTGACATTGCCAAATAATTTCATTGCTTTAGCAACGGACTGACTATCCATAGAATTACATTGCGCAAATGCAACAGGATCATTAGCGGCAAACTTACTCTGACATTCTTCAATTGAGGCGCGTTGAAACAAATCAACTCCATACAAAGAAGCCTCTGGAATACCCTCAAGAAATGCTTTGGTAGAATCTGCCCTGAACACACCAATCTCAAGAATATTGATTGGTTGACCACTATATACATCAATCAATGGTTGATAGAATATATCGTAGCGATGCTTTCTACTTTTATCACAACCGTACTTATTAAATAATTCTTTAATCATATTTCATTTCCTATCTGTGTGCATTAACATGAACACGTTATCCATCAAGTCTTGGTCAATTAATTTTTTAATCCACATTGGCTTATATTTAGCAAACGCTTTCTTAAAGAAAACAGGATCAATTCTCGTCTGAGATTCTAAAAAGCTTCCTCTGTCACCCTGAGGAGCATGAGTATTGTCTACGTTAATGATCTCAATCCTACAGTCGTCCTGAGTAATTAAATAGTAGAAAAATAAAATGAAATCAAATGATTCGTATGTTAGTTTGGATCTGACATTTGGGTTGTCATAATCAATGTATTCCAGAAAGGCATAAAATCTATCGCGGTCATACACTGGAACATCATTGAACCAAATGTAGCTGTGGAAGTTATCAGTTATCCGTTTAATCTTCTCATAATCCTCTTGAATGAAAAATTCTCTAGCGGTCCGGTTGCCAATCATGTCATTGATTCCTCGGTTAACTACCTTGCTTGCAGTATAGACCTTTTCATTGACTTGTTGTTTAAACAAAGCATCATAATCTTTATTCATAATAAATTTTGAGTCAACATCAATAACGGCGGCATAATCAAAGTCAGTGTTATTGAATACCCATCGGGCTCCAAACAACTTCTTCTGGGTAATTGGTTTTGAACCAAGAAGCTTTTCTGTGCAGACAATAGACTGATATTTTAGGTGTTCTGTCTTAGATTCAAACAGATCCTTCTCATCTTTATTGGTGAATACAATAAACAGGTCTCTATCATCAAAGTGATTATTATATGATTGTATAAATTCAATCCCTCGATCCATGTGTTTTCCAACATGAATTGGTGCTACAAAACAAGAATTTTTCATGTGTTATGCTTCAAATAAGTCTCTAAATCTTCTGGTGTTCCTAGACCCCACATACCAGATGCTGTGTATGTTCGAATCTCTTTACTATCTTCAATTGCCTCATTGAACACTGGACAAACGTAGAATTCGTTATTAACCCGAATATCTTTCTCAATCATCTGTTCAGCATACTTGACGAAGTCAGAGCCCTTCTTCCAATAGTAGTATCCTACCGTAGCATTATCCGATATTGGTTTCTTTTCGGCAACCTCTGTTACACAACCTTTTTCATTTATTTTTGCAAATGACCATTTAGGATGTGTTGCCTTGAATGTAACAATACCACCATCAGCACTCTTTTCTTGCATGTTGTACATAAATTCAATTGGATCCCACTCGACATACTGATCGGAGTTGGCAAAAAATAATGGTCGGTCATTATTAATAAACTCTTTTGCAAGCAACGCTGTACATGCAGCTCCTTCAGTGATTCCATCAGTCTCTACTACTTTACAATCGGGTGCAATTAAGTTTAGCATTGTATCAAGCTGATATTTTTCTCTGTGCTCTTTTTGTACTACAAAGATATAATTAGCATCCAAGCCAAGATTGTCAACCACAACCTGAATCATCGGTTTGCCATTTACATCAATTAGAGGTTTAGGGAATGTGTATCCGGCCTGAGCGAATCTACTTCCAGCTCCTGCCATCGGAATCAAAACATTTAATTTATCATCAGACCATTTCTTTTGCATTGGTTCACCTTTCAAATGAGGAAATATTTTATTACAATTCACTTCATATGGATTTGCCACTCTGATGTACTTAGCCCTTGACCTAGAGGCAGCTAATAGTCCCGGAGGAGAATCTTCTACAATCAAGGTTTCTTCGGGTAAGACACCCATCATAGACATTGCCTTCCAATAGATCTCAGGGTGTGGTTTGGAATTCTTGACGTCATCATTTGACAAAATAATCGAACAATGTTCAATCAAATCAGTCTTCGCTAAAGCTGTCAAAGCAGTACGACGAATAGAATTTGTACAAACACCAATCTTATAGTCGTTGATCTCAAGCTCTTCAAATAAGAACTTAATATCTCGGATTGGTTTAAGTTCACTGAGCTTATCAATTGTCAGGGCTTGTTTCTTTTCAAAGATTGTTTGATGAAGATCGAGTGGAAGTCCTTTTGCATCAGAAAGCATGTCGAGCTTTTCGCGAGTCTTTCTACCATCGTAGATATTATGATGCTCATCATCTGTAATTGCATACTGAGGTCCAAGAGCCTCGTTGAGAGCTTCATAATGAATTTGTTTGGCATCAATCAGTACACCATCCAAATCAAACAATACCAACTTGATCACATCACGTCCTTCATTAGCTGAGTAACATTTTCTCCAGCACTTGGCAATTTATCTTTTAAGAAGAAATGTACAAAATGAGCCGAGGCTGGATCTTTAACTGCCGTATATAAGGCATTCCATCTCCAGTTCAGATGCTGCTGTTTCATTTTTTCTTTACGGACCCAATAGTTCAAAAGTGTTTGATCTGTTGACCATTTCCATGGTCCTTGGCCATCCACAAAGTCTTTAAACTCGGGTCTTGTAATAAAGTCCTTTGCTGATTGATTGATATACTTATAGATTGATTTATTCATCATCATCAGACCCATGTTATAGAACTCAAATCCATGCTTACCCGGACTGAAGTCAACCTTACTGTGAAGGGATTGGTATTGCATTCTGGAATAGTTATCAATCTTTTGAGCATACCAAGGTTGGATAGGCATGTCGCGCTCGATTACTCCAGCAAAGTCTACACTGGGATCAACGCTATCAAAAATATTAGGAGAATTAGGTCGAATCCAAATATCAGCGTCCACAATGCATATTTGATCATATCTGTCGAAGTAATCAAACGCATTTTCTTTTTCGTAGATTGGTAGGAACCCACCATGTTTTTCATAAGACTCTTTTGATCTATTTGTTGCAAAAACGTCTGGTTTGATTTTTAAGATCGGAGTTGTTTGAACTATATGATCAATACCGTGTTCTTGACAATACATTGCAACAGATGCTGTACAATGGTCATATAATCTAGAGGGTTTACCGACGTAAACCTGATATATCATTCGCTTCATTCAATTATCGCTTTTTCCATTCAACACATGTATATGTATAGTTGCCGTCAAGTTCACTTGTCATCATCTTACCGACTTCACGACATTCATTCCAGCTTGTGTACCATCCTTGGTCATAAGCTATGACCTCCGGATTAGACCCGGAAGTCATTATCATAACCAAAAGTACCCACACTATTTACTTGCCTTTTTTCCTAATGCATCAGCACCAAAGAAAGCAGAAACTAAAACTGCGATTGACGCAAAGTAAGTTGGCGCAATATCAGCAATTAATTGTGCTGCTGTATCTAAACCAAATGCGGAAGTCAAGAAGATCCCGATTGGGTAAAGCAACAACCCAAATAATGCGAACCATGCCATTTTCCGAATAGCATCTCTTTGATTATCTGCATCTTCAAGTTCTTTACGTTTGAACTCAAGATACATCTGATGTTCTTCTGGTGTGACAATACCGTCACCATTACTATCAGCAGGATGGAAACCTGCCTTTTCAATTTCTTCTGACATATCCATCTCCTCTCATAGTGGATATGACTATTTATACTTTAAGGCCTCTTCGAGCTGAACAAATAGGTACTCTTCCAAATCATCTTCATTAGCTTGATAGCGAATACCAATACCACCAGCATCGTTCCAACGCTTGATGTTGTCTGGTTTATCATCAATCAAAATGTTTGGAAGACCAGTAATACTTGAAGTTGCATACTTATGTTTGTTACTAGTAAAAATGCATTTTGAAACAGCTGGCATATACCCATTCTTTTCTAACCAGCGCCGCTTGTGGTAAGTTGAGTTTGCATAATCGTTACGAATCGGGGATGAACAAATACCCCAGTCTCCGTTGGACAACTCCCGAACAAAAGCAATCAATTGATCAGACGTTTCGAATTTTTCTAAATTCTGAAAGAAGTCTGTATTACGAAGATCGATGATTCGCTCATCCACATCAAAAATATCTTTCCAGTGAAATGCCTTGAACTTCCGCTCTAAGCCACCAAAGAAGTCAGCGATGACTCCATCCATATCCACATATATTGTCATTATTCCTCTCTTATCCATACTGAATCGGTAGCCAATCGAAAGCTACCGAGAAATTCAAAATTGTAACTTGGGCCCCATTCATCGGGCCCGACCATACTTACCCACGTCTCTCCATCATCTTTCTGATATAGATGATATGTCCTACCAACAATAGGACTAAATCGAATCGATGCACTATAGATTAATTCATTGTCAGCCGCAGTCACAACAAGTTTTTTAAACTCAGCTTCCAGCTCTTCGTACTTAGACTTAAGCTTGTTCTGTGCTTCTTTGACCTTGACTTCGCGATAGTCTTTTGTATCCGGAAGAGTGATAGCCGGAGCGGCAACATTATCTCCGTACGGCATTGTCATTTTATTATCTGCTACGCGATCAGGTTTTCTCAAAATACATACCTCAATAGTGCCGTGAATAACATGAAACCCATTACTGAGTTAAGAAGAATCAAGGCTCGATCTTTCCAAGCAAGTGAAACATATAACCAACCCGTAGTCCCGATCCAGGAGAATAAGACATCATAGATTCGGGGAATCTCTTCAACGGATCGACATGATACTGCAATCAAAACAAATACGGTTGAGATCCACTTAATATAGTAGACCCAACCTGTTGTCTTAATTAGTGTTATATCATCAGACAGCTTTTTCAAGGACTGACCCCTCAAGCTCTTTGATCCGCTTTGTAACCTCAATCTCTGAAATAATACTCATCTGACGAATAAAATCCATCTTTGCTGAGTGATAAGAATCCATGAACTGCTCAAGACGCTCTTTATCGGCAGTCGACAAATAACGTGAACGCTGAAGATACAAAAACTTGTTTACCATATTGTCTTCATCAAATCCAAAATTACTCATAATCTATCTCCTCAATCATACTGAGCCATGTACATTTCACCGTAGGCTTCCTCAGCCAAAGCGCGCTGCTCCAAGCGATCTTCAAACTCTGTGATTTCATCACAAACTGCGGAAAGCAGAGCTCGGACTGTAGAACGATCTACAACCTCATTGGCCAAGATCTTTGATAGTTCACCGCGAAGTGCATAAATATCGTTAATGTGCATATCAATCTCCTCATTCAATATAGACATTATCCTTTATTCTGAGGGAAAGTAAACACCTTTTTGGATAAAAAATAATTTAATTATATGAAGAGGTTATTACTAACTTCTATAAATTTTCTGCAGGTGTGTCTCAAACTGCTCAACCTTTTCGATTCGGTTAGGCCAGTAGATGTATTCCTTCTCTGGGTTTGCCTTGAGATTATTGAGGAGTGGAGTGATTGCATTATAGAGATTATTTAATTTTTCTTGGGTAGCTTCAATTCCTGAACCAAGCCGTTCAGCCTGTGTTTGAGCTTGTTGTACTGCCTCGAGCTCGGTCTCGTCAACAGCTGTGAAACCAAAGTCAAAGTCTGGGTCTAAGTTGGCCAAAACTGCCTCCTTTTATATTCATTAATTGTGTCATGTAACATGGTCGTCCAGTTATCCCTGTGTTCTTTAAACACCAGAGGCTCGTGACCATCGACATCCATGACAACAACAAGGTTAGTTATAGCCTTGCCTGTACGTTCTTCGAACATAATTGCATAAGCTGCCATCTGACAGAAATAGTTTGTAATCTTTTCTTTCTGCTTAGGGTATTTACTTGTCTTCCAGTCAACGATTGATGTTACACCATCGAATTCAGCAATACAATCGCAACGCCCAGCCAGACCCAAGTACTCACTATATAAAGGAACTTCAATCCCAAAGATACGTCCAATCCTGGAGTCCAGGATCGGCTCAACATTGGCCAAACTTTGTCTGATATGCGGTAGATATTCTGACGTATCTTTTCCATTCAAATAATCCTCAATGATTGAATGTACTAATGTCCCTCTCTGAGAGGCACGACCACTTACCCGATTCGCTTCTTCATCACCAACTCGCTTACGCCAGGCCTGAATGACATCTTCGGTTAATATACTCAGGACAGTAGTGACACTAGGAAAACTACCGCCAGGAGTCCTATATAGTCGACCAGAGGAGGTAGTCTCAGCATCCAAGTCGCTATATCCGAGCTCAATTGTTTCATGAATAAACTCCTTCATATTTATACCTTGATCGTGTTTCCTCGACCACTTCCTTTCTTAATATTTTTTAAATGATCTTGCCAATCCCCACCAGCCCTTGTCAAGGTGCTTTTTGTGTCTGAGATTGGATTTAATGGTTGCAGTTGAATTTTCAGCTGAGGATTATCTTTCTTAAATTGATCAAGTTCAGCTATCTTCATAATATGCTCTTCCATCTGATCAGTCACTGTATCTCTAAAAACGTATGTCGGCATTATTTCTTCTCAGGGAGCTCCCATCTTATTTGTTCTTCCAGTGCATATCGTGACCCATCGATATAATCTTTATCTTCGTCACTCAACACTGACCAAAATTTACTGACAGAATATATATGTTCTGCAACTTCAGCTGGGCGCTCAAGGTGTACATTACTCTCCATCATTTCCTGAAGTTTGTCCATACGTTGATTAATCTTATCTTTGATAGCCATAATCTATTCCGGGAGCAATCCAGGAAAAGCTTCATTAACAATTGGCTTTGTCAATCCTTTTGGTGTCTTTTTATTGATCATGTCAATCACAAGTCTGGCATCATCCGGATGAATTGATTCCAACATCCCAATGAAAATATTTTCTCTTTTATACGAGGGCAAATCTTTTCCTTTACCACCTTTAACAAAATATGCAAATTTTGTATTTTCTCGCATCAGATTAGTTGGTGTTGATTCAATCGGACAGGCTGTATAAGGTGGTTCACCTCCCGGGAGTAACCAAACAACCCTCGAGTCCATTGAACCACGAATAATATCTTTTAGTGCCCACGACTCATTATTCTTCAAGATTTCAACTTTATCTTTCTTTGACTTCTTTTTGGCTACCTCTTCCAGTACCTCAAACACAAATTTAGCCATTAAATAAACTCCTCAATGCATTCAATTAACATTTTACACTTTTTACTTATTAAGTAGGGAAGGACCTTGCCCCTATTTCCCCATGGATCCTGAGCCTGATACGACTCGAGAATTTTCTCTTTCAAATGCTGTGGTGTCTTTGTAAGATCAATCAGCATTTCATTTCGTTGCCAGTTTCTGTACCATGGTGGTAATTCTGAACTGGGGGAGTCGAAATAATTAAGTACTTCGACGACCTTTTTCTTTGATGCCGGTGTTTGTCTAAGTCCCTCGACAAATACGTTATCATCGGAAAAGATATTAGGAACTCCATCTCCTGTATCACCTTTGATAATTTTTTCAGCAAGATGCAATCGAGGATGGTTTTCAACAACAAACTTTTTCAATAAAGGAGAGAATTGTTTAACATTCTCATATCGTTGCAGTTGTTTGAAGTCCCCGTCCGCTGATACAATCATTACTGGTTCAAAGTTACCAAACTCCTGTGTGTTCTGTACCAATGTTCCAATAATATCATCCGCCTCACAGCCTTCTTCGTGGATCACTTTATATGGAAAGTTTTCGAGCAGCTCATCTCTCATCAAGTTGAGAATGCGGAAAGCCTCATTCCAATCAAAGTCGGATTTATCACGAGTTTTACGACGATTGGCCTTGTATTGTGGAAATGCACCTCGGCGCCAGTTATTAGCACCATCTGCAGTAATAATAACTTCTCCATATTCTTTATGGAACTTTGATCTATACATACGTATAGAGTTTAGAATCATATGACGAATCATATCTTCATCTAGTGTTTTCTGTGCTACGATTGATCCTAACGCGATACCGGAATAGTCAATCAAAATCATAATATTATCCTTTCCCCGAATGGCTCATCTATTATACATCATTAAATCGGAATAGTAAACTTATTTCTTCAAATGGGACGCATGGATTTTACAACCGATAAATGCATTGTAGTATTGATCAGAAAGTAAGACATCGTGTTCGAATTGAAGCTTGGCTTCATAGTAAGAGCACTCACCTTTGGTACGACAAAGCTTTAAGATTTCACGTTTATAGTTAGATTGACCCTTGGATTCAACTAGTCGTTGTACTTCAATATTGGATCCAAAGTAGTCGCGCCAATCAGACTCTGTACGAGTCTTTACTCTGCGTCTGCGGGATTTTGTGACAGGTAAGGTCTTGGGCCGCCAGAAGAATTTCTTGCCAATATATTTCTTACCAGTATCAAGTTCTGTAATTTGATACACAAACCCCTGATATTCATCAGGGGTCTCTGTAAACGGTTCATTGTTGTATGTCCACATACATTTATATATCATCCCCTTCGGATACGTCCTCTGGTTCCGCACGTCGCCCACAACACGGACAAAACTCGACCACAACATACTCCTCAACGACAAGATGTGTTTCCATATCACATTCTTCACACATAATCCTCAATTGCTTCATGCAGCTTCCCAGCCCCAGTCGCCTTCCATACCGACGACAGAGTATTCGGTGACACGCTTTTCAAAGAAGTTATCATGGGATGCACCGTTGAGTACCCAATCTAACCAAGGGAGTGGATTATCCTTCTGCTTGAACTTTGGCTTCATACCGAGTTGAAGTAAACGTCGATCAGCAATGTGACGGATGTAAAGCTTGACCTCGTCTTTAGTTAATCCTTGGACCTCATTAAATCCATTGAATGCTAGATCAATAAACTTATCTTCAAGTCTAACCGAATCCTTTGCCATCTGATAGATTTTAGATTTTAACTCATCATTGACAATCCGCGGGTGTTCTTCTACAAATGTACGGAATAACTTTGCGTTACCTTGTACATGTAATGTCTCATCACGAATTGACCATTCAACAATTGTACCCATGCCTTTCATCTTACCGAAACGTTGGAAATTCAACAACATTACAAATGATGCAAACAACGACATCCCTTCATTAAACACAGACTGCGCTAGAGCGAGAGCAAGCCCTGTATGAGAGCTAGTATCCCCAGTAGACATAAAATCGATTTTATCAGCCATAGCTTTGTATTCCAGGAACGCATGGTATTCCTCGTCCGGTAACCCAAGTGTATCGTTAAGTAACGCATAGGCCCTTTGATGAACTCCCTCTCTGTTTGCAAACGATGATAACATATTACGGATTTCATTATTCTTAAATTTAGGAATCAATAACTCATGATAATTCTCACCGACTTGAACATCCGATTGAGTAAATAGACGAAGAATCTGAGTAATAAACTCCTTCTCCCCATCGTTTAATTTTGTTCTCCAGTCTTGAACATCATCTGATAATTCAGCTTCATCCTCAATCCAATGAATCTCTTCGTGCTTCTTGGTCAGTTCAACAGCCCAAGGATATACGAATGGTTTATACGTTTTTGAAATATTTAATAGTGACATGTTATCCCTCGCAACTTCTGCATTCTTCTGTTTCTGTCGTAATTGGTTGGTTTAGAAAGGCCATTAACTCGTCGTATCCACCAACATAGGTTCCCTCAATATAGATCTGTGGAACTGTCTTGACTTTACGACCCGTCACTTCAGCGGCTGTCTTTCCTATTTCTTCTAAATCAATATACTCATAATGTACGCCACGCATATCTAGTTCATCTTTTGCTTGAGCACAGAAAGGACAGTTAGCCTTACCATACACCAATGTTCTCATGTCGTCCTGGAGAGCAACACGTTCAACCTTCTCTGAAACATTCTCTGCTCGAGATTTTGCTTCCGTACGAAGGTAATATAATCCCTTAAGCTTTTCCTTCCATGCTTTAAGGTGTACCTTATTAACGTAAGATTTTTCTGCACCCGACGGGAAGAAGAGATTAACCGACTGGCCCTGGCAGATAAACGGTTGTCGATCTGCTGCATGTTGCACAACCCAGTTTTGATCCAGC